GCTCCGGGGGTTGAGGTGGTTGATTTCACCGCCGTTGATCTCTCTGAGTATGAGGACGATCAGCTCTTTGCTTGGGTTTATCTGCAGGATGCATCTAAGGTTTCAAGTATAGACCTCAGGTGGGGTTCGGCATCAAATGCCTACTACCAAAGGAATGTCACTACCACGAATGAAGGACTTGATTTACAGGACGGCTGGAACCTACTCCGCTTTGATTGGGACTCCTCTGTCACTACCTCAGGCTCTCCGGACATAGAGAACATTGACTATCTGGCCATCATACTGAACCTCGGTTCAGCACTTGCCACAGAGGTTACGGATTGGCGTATAGATGCTGTTATCGCGCGCAGAGGGGTGATTCACGATGTGCTTTATTATTCGAAGTACCTTTGGCAGACATCGGCTGGAGTATATATTGAGAATTCAACGGCCGACACGGATCTTCTGAATGTCGATACAGAAGAGCTCAACATCATTTTGAAGAGGATTGACTACCTTGTCGCGAGGTCTTTGAAGAATAAGGACGATATAGTTTTAACCAAAGGAGAGTATGAGAAAGCGGTCGAATATTATCATATGATGGTTTACCCATCAGAAGCGTTATTGCCGGTAACAACCACTCACAGATTCCAATCTGCTGAAGGTGATCTGGCATCCAATGACGTAATTAACCGAGATTCATAATTATGGCCACACCACTTACACAAGCAGAGCTCGAGAAGATTGCCAGTCAGGATTTCGTTAATCCTGATATAGCTTCAGCTATTAAGAAGCAAGGGTCTGGATACACAGATGCCGAATGGGCAGCTATTGAAAGTTCTTCCGGTATTAGTAAAACCGATTCCACAGACGAGGTTCAAAGAAAGAGCACCCGAAACGCACAGGAGGCAGCTGCGATGATTGGTGGAACCTTTGAGCAAGGGTACTTTGATGCCGAAGGAAACCTCCAAGGGGGCTTTACCCCAGGTGTTGGTACTGCTGATCAGTTCATGACGGACCTCTCGAGTATGGGACTTGATCCATACGGAAGCGAGTTCGGCAGTCTGAGTGATTTCAATACATTTAAGAATGCTATTCAACCGTCAGGTGGTCGTCCGGCTCCACTCAACAGAGTTTCACTCTTTGAAGAGCTCAAGGAGGAGGCCGGTATTGATAACCTACAGGACAAGCTTGGAGAACTCGAGGACCAGCGCCAGCTTTTGATGGATAACTTTGAGGAGTTCATTCCTAGGGAAATGGAAGGGCAGTCCTTAGGCTTCGCCACAGGCAGGGTTTCAGAGGAGGAGAGAAACGTCCAGAACAGGATGCGAATGCTCGACAGGCAGATGAACACCTTGCAAAGGCAACTTTCCACAAAACTCGACACGATCAACACCTACATGAATCTCTACAGTCTTGACTACCAGGACGCGGAGAACAGGTACAACCAGGAGTTTTCGCAGAACCTACAGCTTGTGTCGGGTTATATGTCGATGGTCAACCAACAGCTTTCCATTCAGGAGAAACAGCGCGCCATCACTGAGGCGAACTACAACACTATTGTTAACGCCATAACCGGACAAGACCTATCTAAGGTTTCATCTAGCACTATTTCTAAACTTAATCAGTTTGAGCTTGAGCTTGGCCTACCGCAAGGACTTTACGAGATGATTGCGGATGAATTAAAGATATTGAAATCAGGCACATCAACTGATGCTTCAGGTAATGAATTCGCTTGGATAATGACTCAAGGAGAGGGTGGCCAGCCTGAGGTTATGCAAATACCGACAGGCGGTTCCGGAGGAGGAGGATCTGACACTGACAGCAGAAATGAATTTATTGATGCCCAGGCGTTTGCAAATGAGTTTAAAGGTTCTGATGAAGAGCTAAAGGCAATACTTTTGCGTGATACAGAAGACCTTTCTGTTACTGATATAAATTCAATCATAGCCAGTCGCAATAAACCTGAAGTCCAGACTATATCCCAACCAAAAGCGGAAATGACAGCTAAAACATTAATTGAAAAATCTTTTGAGAAATTTTTTGAATGGTCAAGAGAAGAAGAGTTTAGGATAGCACGAAATAAAGCCAGGGCATTGCTTGATCAATCAGAGACTCTAACCGAGGCTGACAAGCAAATGATACTTAGCATAATGAATAGCTTAACCGTAGACGACATAAGCATATGATTTCATTTACCGATTTTAGAAAGAAACTTTCTTCAGGCGTTGGGAAAATAGCCGAGGCAGCTTCGAGCTTTGTTCGTAAATCCAATAGCACTTTTGATTACGACAATAAGTTCACCAACCTGCTTTCTCAGAGTAACTTTAACGTTTTCCGAAGTAAAAAGGCGGTTGCCGAAAAACCTTCATTTAGTGTCAGTTTCCTTCCGGCGTTTAAGAAAACTTTTGAAACAACTTCAGGCATCACCGGAGCGAATCTGCTAAAGTCGGTTAAATCAGGACTCCAAGAGAGACTTGGGGGTACGAAGTTCTTCAGGGAGGCGGCTGAAGGCATAGATATTCAAGGCGGTAATTTTGGAGAGGAGCTGACTAAAAATCTTCAGCCAGCAGGCAAGTTAATAGACTTCTTAAATAGTAAACCTGGAATAAAATTTACGGGAAAAGTGACCGAGCACACGGAGAGCCTTGCAGTTAAGACAACTCTTGCAATTGCTACGTCTCCTCACTGGATTAGAAACTTTGATGAAGGAAAGAAGGTCTATCAAAAAGCCATATCTGACTATGAGAAAAGCAGGGATAGGGCGCTTTCTGATCCCGAAACATCTTTAGCTAAAAAGTTCTTGTTTCAAATTGAACGTTCCGGACCTCAGACACTTTTAGGAACTTTGGCTTTTATGTCAACCACAGCGTTAACGCGTAATCCCGTTCTGGGTTCGGCAGTGGCTATGCCGTTTTTTGCCGCCCTGTCAGCCGAAGAGCAGCGTCAGGAAAAGGGAAAGATTGGAGTTACAGAACTTCAAAATATAGGGATTGACACCATAGGAGACACCGTATTAGGAACCACTCTTTATGGGTTATTCAGCAAGGTCGGAAGCAATATAGGAATTAACGCTATAAAAGCTTTTGGAACGGAGGGAGGAACAGAAGTCGCTCAAACTCTTTTAAGGTACGCAAATGATTTCAGGTCGGCAGAAACCCGTGAAGAAAAAAACTCCATTATGGAAAAAGCTAAAAACTATGTGACTAGTGGAGAAATGGCCTTGGAGTTCGGAATGGGAGGTACGATCGGAGGTGGTATCAGCGTTGTTTCACAAGTATCGGGCGAAGCTGGCGAAGCCATAGCGGAGCAATTTGAAGAAGCATCTAAAGCTGGTACTGAACGAGGGTTCATTAGAATTGGTCCAGATGAGTCAGGCATCCCTCCTGAACTTAAACCCCTTGCAGAAGAAGCAAGGAAGTTTGATAGTGTGGACGATTTTATCAACAGCCAACTTGATTTTATAAAGAATCGGGGATACTATGGAATTGATGACACAGCAAATAAACTTGGTGGACGTCAAGGAGATGCTCCGGGGCAAGAAATACTCGGAACTATCCCAAGAGGAAAAGGACAAAGTAGTCCAAGAAGTCTTGAAGCAGATAGAAGCCTCCTCGCAAGAGTAGTAAACGATTCTCCTGACGGTTTTACAATAAATCTAAAGGGCAAGCCTGTTACTAACGGCTTTGCCTTTTCTCCTTATAAAAATAGAGAGGCTGTTTTAGATAGTGTAGACGCAAAGTCTATAGACAGCTTTCTTTCAAAAAACGAAGACCTGTTATTTCAAGACGGGCATTTTTTAGGTGGGTGGAGAAATGCAGACGATGGGAAGTTCTATTTGGACATTTCTGTTGTTGACCCTAATAAGTTTAGAGCATTGGAAAGGGCTTTGAAGAACGACCAGATAGCTATTTTTGACCTCACAAAAGGAGAAGAGCTTAAAACAGTTGACACCTTAAAATCCCAACTAAAAGCAGAGTGGGATGGGGTTAGGGGGGATAAAGTCCAACCAACAGCTACACTAAAAGATGTTGGACTACAAAAAGAACCAGCACCTTTTGTTAGAAAACGAGAAACAACTTTACTTAAAGACAGGATTAGAAATATTGCCAGGGGTGCCCGTGAAGCAACCTCATTTACAAAAAACCAGATTCAACAGGTCCAAGCTGATTTAATTGAGATTCTTGAGGAGTCTAACTTATCGCCTCAAGACAGGGACAAGTTTCGTAGGGCAATTAAAAATATCCAAACTCCGCAACAACTTGAGGAGGCTCTACCTGAGATTGAACAGAGGATATCGTCTTTGGAAACAAAGGCAGAAAAAAGAGGGCTTAAAACAGACATCGTTAAATTATTGAAACAAACCAAGCCTAAAAAACAAGGAAATAAGCCGGTTGGTAAGTTTACGCCAGGGATTCAAAATATCTTAGACAAAGCGAGGAGCGCTTTAAAGCTAACCCAGGATGAAGCTGGTGCTAAAATCGGGGAAAATCTTGATAAATATAAAGGCCAGATCACCCCCGTAGAAGTGGCAGTTGAAAACGAAATACTCAATATGGTTTCGGATATGGAGAATCGCACTGTTGAGGAGTTGCAAAGAACACTAGAGACACTAACGGCACTAGTTGACGAAGGGCGGATGATAAACGAACTTAAGAAGTTTAATGTTCAAGAGGAAATAAGCCGGGCTAAAGGTGTGGTGTTAGAGTCGGTTGGCGGACAAACTGAGGGCAGACAAACAACAGGCAGGATCAGACGGACGGCACTGGAGAGAATTAGAGCCGAACTTAAAACATTAGGCACACACTTTGTGCTTGACTGGTATGGGTTGATGCAAACCTTGGATTGGAATATGCCAGTTACCAACAAAAGAATGACTCGCCTGTTTTCGGTTCAGGCGCAAGAAAATAAATACAAAGAGTTGCAAGCCGGATATGTCTTTTTACAAAACGAGAGCATTGCCAAGATCTTTGGAATTACCCGAGAGGGTGGTGTTTTGGGGGAGTTTAAATTTAATCGTGAGGTAAGTAAAAAAATAACGGAGCTATCTTCAGAAGAGGTTAGTTTGGGTACATTCAAGAATCGCACAGGACAGGAGGTTGAAATGAAAATGACCCGGGGAGAGATGATGTATTGGTGGGGGCAATTACAGGATCCGACCCTTAAAGAGTCTTTTGAAAAAGGCAATGATTTCACTCAAGAAATAGTGGAAGCAATTGATAACGAAGCAACTGACCAAGAAAAAGAATATGTCAGGTTTGTTGTTAAAAGTATGCTTCGAGACCAGTATGGTGCTGTAAACGAGGTTTACAGAGAAATTAACGGAGTTGACTTGCCTTTTAATGAAAACTATCTGCCCGTATCCCGTGAAGGGTTCCACATAGATGAAGATGTTATTTTCGGACAGTTGGGAGAAGACATAGAGTTCCGTAAAGCCCTTTCTCCGAGTGCCACTAAATCAAGAGTCCAGACTAACTTGCCAATCAAAAAGCAAAACATCTTTGAGGTGGTTGATAGGCATTTTACCGAAACAAACTACTATACCGCATGGGCTGAAAGGCTGCGGGTTATCGCGGGAGTATTTTCGGATAGTCGAGTTCAGCAGAACATTCGTGAAGAGTTCACACCTGCTTTGGCCAGAGAGATAAACAACAAAATCGCTGATTTTGTCAGCCGTGGTAATCGGGCGATTCGCTCCTATAAGTCAGTCGATTGGTTTAGAAGAAAGTTTACATTAGGTGCTCTGATGATTAAACCGGCGATTGGTATAAAGCAGTTGGTTTCAACCGTAGCATACCTTGAAGAACTCGGTCCGGTTGAGTTTACTGAGGGTGTCGCGGATTTTTGGTCTAATCCAATAGAGAACGCTAGGATACTGAACGAGGAATCAGTAATGATAAAAGAAAGAGGTTCAAACATTGAACGAGACATCAAACTTGCCATGAGAACAGACGAGTTTTCCAGATTTAATAAGCTTCAAAGTTGGACAAATCTCTCCATGCTTAATGTTCGTTTGGGGGATAAGGGGGCTATCCTGACTGGTGCTTGGGCCATGCGAAAGGCCGGCTTAAAAGCTGGTAAAGACCTTGAAACTGTTATCAGGGAGTATGAAAATTTTTCAAGTGCCACCCAGCAATCTTCAGATCTATCTCGACTTTCGGCGGTCCAGACCGGCTCGGCCATAGAAAAGATATTTACAATGTTTTTATCATCTCCGAGGCAATACCTGCAAAAGGAGGTTTTGGCGGTGCAGTCGTTGTTTCAGAAGGGAGGAACCGACACTAAAAACGTCAAAAAGGTTGCTAGAGTCATGTTTATTTATCATGTGCTCTTGCCGGTGGTGTTTCAATACATCGCCAACTTCGGCCGTTTAGATGAAGAATCACGCAAAGAATATCTAAGGTCTGGACTATTAGGGTCTATCAACGGTCTCTTTATAGCAGGAGAGGTGGTAGATAGTGTGCTCAGAACCGCTTTAGGACTAAGAACATTTGATATAGACATGCCAATTATTTCTGACATTCAAAAAGAAATAACCAAGGTGTTTTCCAACTTAACTGAAGAAGATATAACATCAGAAGACATGATGGATGCTGTTGAGGGGATTGCAGGGTTGGGGCAGATTACCGGCTTACCGACTGAGCAAGCCTTACTCCTTACTAAAGGATTTGGGGATATTCTTGAGGGGGACTTCAAAAAAGGTGTCGCTGAGGTCTTAGGATGGTCAGAGTATTCTGTTACCGGTGGTAAGAAAGAGAAGGAAGCTGAGGCCTTAAACGTGGACGACATCTTAAAAGACATAGGCAAAGAAACCGAATCCGTTCTTGACGTTGATCAGATTCTAAAAGACATAGATAAGGAATTGGCTCTTTAATCCCATTCCAAAACATCAACCACAAAATAAGCACCAGCCATGTACCCTAGAATCGCCAAAACAACACTTAAAACAAAGCTCCCTAGCCAGATGGCAGTAGCCACCAAGGGGACCACCGTAAACGCCAAAACTATTAAACCTCCAAGTAAATATTCTTTCATTGCCCCCAGTATATACCATACCTATGGGCTGTCAAGTGGTAGTTATCAATCTATTAATTAAAAAATATGAGAAAACTAAGAATACTTATTTACACAAATAGAGATGTTAAAAAGCTTGAAGAGTACGGCAAGAAGCATGTTGATTTTATCAAAGAGCCTTTGGGTAGGATTGGTTGGACCAATTACAGAGACTATCGGATTCCCAACAACCTGGAGAAGCTGGGAGCCAGGGCTTGGGAGAAATACGGCATGTCTATAGACGGCATCATGGTCATCCCGGATGATTGGGAGAACGGCAAGAAGAAGATCAACGGCGTACACCTCGGAGTTACCTTTTCTAGCTATCAGGTTACTCTGGTTAAAGACACTCGGAAGTATTACGAGGTCGCTATGCACGAGATTAAGCACATGCTCGATAACCTCATGCGCACCTATCACAAGATATCAGCCGAGGCTATTGTCGGGGTCCGGGATTGGGATGATGACGTGGTTCACGACAAGCACAACCGGTATTACTTTGAGTATCAACTTGAGCAGATCTGGCCGTATGTGGAGAAGGTCATCGAGCGTAGGCGTTTGTACGACAAGCTAAGCGCCATCGCCAAAGCCCTGGAAGCTTTACTAGTTATAATTGCACAACGAAATATGAAAGAGAAAGTCACACCTGAAACAGACTCAAAGGTCTATAAGTACGCTAAAGGTTACATCGGACGGGATGCCTCCCCCAGAGACCTTGTTTCTGATGCCCTGGGGTGCGCTGAGTCGCTTTCTACGCTCTTAAGGGAGTTAGACCCCACCTTTCCCCTAGTGACAGGCACCTGGAGCCTCTACGACGTATTTGAGGCCCGAAGCGACTGGCAGAGAGTCACGGATCCTGAGATTGGAGATATCATCCTCTCAGTCACTGGAATGGGCAATGGCAGAATATCAAACGGCCACACGGGGGTGATCTCCGACAACAATAGAATCATGTCGAATAACAGCAATACCGGTCTTTGGGATGAACATCTCAATATGGACTGGTGGCATGATTATTATGGTCGAAAGGGTGGTTACCCGATTTATTATTATCGTAAGAACTAATACCATGTTTCAAACTTTCTCTATGGCAGGCACCGGTTGGTTGGTTTTGTTGGTCGGTGTTATTGCTAAAAGTCTCGAGCTTGATATTGATGACGGGCAGATCACAGAGCTTGCTAACGCAGTTCTGCTTCTCGTTGGATTTCTTACTGCTGTCGTAGGACAGCTTCGTAGGAAGGATCTCACTTTAGGTATCCTAAGGAAGTAGCTCCATAGGGGAGGGAGGCGAGTGCCTCTCCTGATGGGGATAGTCCCCACAGTTCTTTGACAAGGATGAATCATGCGACAGCTCTGCGAAGATTTGTACTTCGTTGGGGCGGTCGTCTTTGCCCTGACCTGTGTCCTCATCCGACTGACGATTGACGCCCTGAAAGGAGCGTGGAATGGACATCAGTAAGTGCCTTATCGCAATCTTTGCTTTCCTGGTGTCCGTCTGTGTGACGCTCCCAGGGAACGCAGAGTTCCAACCCGCAACCCACAACTTCTCGTCTTACGAAGTGTTCGTGGATGAGAACTTCTGTCCTGGTGCTACTCCACTTTTCGTGGACTCGCTCGGACACGACAGGTTGCTCGGTATCTTCGCTGGGTATGCGGTCATCACGCACCCTGACGAAGCCCCGTACATCCTCACGAATGTCTTGGTGGTGGCGGTGGACTCAACCTACAAGCGAGGGAGAGAGATTTCTTCCGTCTTGTGGCATGAGTGCCAGCACTACCGCCAAAGCCTCGCTCACAGCGACTACTTCGCTTTCAAGAAAGCGTATCAGAACGAAAGGTACGCCAAGCGTGTCGAGTGGCAAGCCCACAAGGTACACGAAATGAGAGAGAACATCACGGTCGCCAAACTCGGAGACGAGACTTCTCCCCGAACTGGCTACTTGGTGAGCTTTCAATAGAGGAGTTATGAGCCGAAAGAGAACCTGGCCGAAGTACAAGAGGATGAGGACGGTCAAGGTTCCCAGAGAGATTCGGGGGACTCACGACCGCCACCACAGGCTTCCGAAGAGTCGAGGGGGTCAAGCAACCCCCGACAACATCTCGGTGGTCCCGAAGGATAAGCATCGCCTCTACAACCAGCTGTTTGGAGGAGACGCTACGCCTTACGAGGTGGCTCGTATCCTGAACGAAGTGTGGATCTCAACCAACTACCGACTGGAGGTTCGCCGTGTGGCATCCACTTCAGATTAACTGCCCTGAGTGCAAGCAGGCTGTCGTCTTCCGAGCCATCGCTTTCAATGTCGAGGGCGGTATCGGAGTGGAGGGCATCTGCCTGACCCCAGGGTGCAAGACGCACCTGGAACGCAAGGTGGTTTCGTTCGAAGCCAACTTCGCCTCCGTCATCGCTGACTGCGCTGTCAACAACGCCAACCAGCACTTCGTGGAGAACTGATGTGGATTGAACACCGCAAGGGAGTCACCGCCATTCCTGTCGACTCGAAGTCGAGAAGCGGTTGAGGGAGGAGCTCCGATGAAGGTCTACTACAACCGGAAGTCGGGGATCATCCAGCTCAGGGACGGCAGGAGAAGGACCACGACCTACGCGCCGGATAAGCGCGAAGAAGCCTATGTCGCCATCCGGAGACAGTTCGGCAAGGCGCTCGGAGGTGTGATCGTGGACGACCTGAAGAAGAAGCTCGCATGATTCATCCGACCAGGGAAAGGGGCGATCCGTGAAGACCGCCCCAATCCCTAACTTTCCCTATACGTTGCCTGAGAATTATGGTGACAAAGAAGTAGGGGAATACCCAAGAAGTCTTTGCCTATAATAGATAGAAAACTCCCAAACCCCACAGAAAGGGAGTTGTGACTCAAAAAAGGTTCTCAGACAACGCATAAAGTAGGTTCCTTACAATCTCATAATAAAACACTTTTGGGCATAACACAATAGTTTCAGGTGGATATGCTGTGAATAACCACTTGACTTTAAATACTTTTGTTTTCTCTTATCCTTAAGTGGATAAGTTTTCTTTTTCTTCTACGATAGGTATGGTACCCTCTTTATAGAGGTCGATGATTAATAGTTTAACCTGCGCTATACACTATGCTTATAGAAATTATTGTCAGGGACTCTAAGAATACTCCAATTGCTACAAGACGTTTTGAGGATTTTGAAGGTGCCTTTGAAGGTCTTGAACAAGTCGAGGGTGAGTACAAATCTGTTGTTTGTAGTCACTGTTTAGGTTTTGGAACTTCACGAACTCCTGCGGTTCAAATCGCCGGGGAGATTGTGGACGAAGAGAGCTCTGACTGTCCTAAGTGTGGTGGTTCCGGAATCGTATGATTAAAACAGAACCCCTTTATACTCTCGAGGAATCTAATATCCCCGAGCTTTCCAGGTTCGTTGATCGTCAGGGAAACTGGAACTACTATGTACACAAAGAACACGGTCTTTTGCCGTCTGTTACTTACATTACCGACATTGGAATCAACAAAGGTGTCGGTTTTGTGCAGTATCTTCTCTCCGTTTCTAAGGAGGAATCCAGGAAGCTTTTAGAGGAGACTGGTGAGCGTGGATCCAGAACGCATCGAGCTATAACAAACCTCCTCGAAGGAGAGTTGGTTGAGCTTGGGCAGATGTTCCATAATCGCCACACCGGCAAGAACGAACCGCTTGATGAGATTGAGTGGCAAAACCTTTTGGCCTTTGACCAATGGGTCCGGGACTTCGCTCCGAATACTTATTTTTCGGAGGTTGCTGTCTACTACACCTGGAGGACGCGCTTGGCTGGTACTCTCGATTGGTACGGAACTATCAATGTTCCCGAGAAGACCGCCTACCTCACGGTCAAAGGTGGTCAGATCGTCAAAGAGAAGTTCAAGAAAGATACTCGGATCAAGGTTCTCTTGGATTGGAAAACCACAAGCGGAATCTACAAGAGCCACTACGTACAGGTGAGTGCTTACTTTAAGGCCCTCACTAAGATGATTAAGGACAAGGAGTACAAAGCACCTACGCCTGTTTTTGCAGGTGTGGTTCGGCTTGGTACGCGCCATAAGTCAGGCTACGAGATGGTTCTATTCGATAAGAAGGCGGTCAATTATTACTACGATCGCTTCCTTTCGGCCTACAAACTGGTCGATGATGAACTCTTGTCCGAACAGCCGGCGATCGAGACTATCCCGGTACAGATACAAGTTGATATTCCAAAATTATGAAGTCATATTGTTGTAATGCCAATCTCATCGCAGGAGTCCAATGTGAATCCTGTGGTGCGGACGGCAGAATAGTAAAATTAGAAGTTAAGCACATTGATGATGACGATACAGTTGATTCGCGAGGGTTACCTCGCAAGACAGGGCGCATGGGTGTCGATCCATCCGTCAAGAACAATCGCGATTAGTAGATTAATTAAGAAACTATATGAGCTTCGATGAAGAAATAGAAGAGGCAGAGCAAGAGACTTCTTCCGGTTCCGGAGGATGGATCGCGCTACAGGTTGGGGATAATCTTCTTAGGATTCTTTCAGAGCCTAAGAAATTCAAGCAACGCTTCGGTCATGGCATCTGCTATGAGGGAGCCGAGTATTGTGACGAGAAGTTGATTGCCGAGGAGAACAAGGAGCGCGAGAAGGAGGGTAAGGATCCTATCAGATTGAGTGTTAAGTTCCTTACTTGGGCTTGGGATTACTCGTATGAATCTCTGAAGTTGTTTTCTATGCCGTTTAGCGTAGCAAAGCAGTTGAGTGAGTTTAAAAGAGAAGACCCCGAGCAAGGTTATGGTTTTTCTGGATGGCCTATACCTTACGACATCAACATAAAAAACACCGGCAAGGGTGGTGATCGCTACACCGTTGTTCCGGCCAAGAATAGCCAAGAGATTTCCGAGGAGGTTATCGGACAGCTTGAGATGGAGAACACTCCGGAGGAGGTTATTGAGTCTATGGAAGCCAAAGCCAGGAGGACCGGAGGAAAGTCAGAGGAGCCTGTCGAGCATCCTACAGCCGAAGACGAGGACATTAATCCGGACGACATACCGTTCTAAGTATGGCAGGTCAGATAAAATTTCCAGCCCCTATTTGTTTTCCGTCCATAAAGGACTTGGAAGATATCCGCGATCCAGAGGATAGGGAGGCTGCGCGCTTACTAGCGATTAAGATTCTCGGGAATCACATCGAGGGGGAGGAGTAGCTTCTCCCTCTCCCTCCTTGATACGCAGGTTTCGAGGGGGGAATGGGGGAATCTACTGAACGAGGGTTCACTAGGTTTGTTCTTTGAAAGCTGGGGTGGCGGAATAGGTAGACGCTAAACGTAAAAATAAGTCAAATCCTGGTGTGGGGGAGTGTGAAAAGTAACCATAAAAACCGAGTCCAGGTGGTGAAATCTAGCGATGTTTGGTTTCGGGCATAAAGTCTGGGGACGCAGTAGAGTCCACACTGAAACCGAGTTAGTCCAAACGAAAACTTATTTATGCAAGGTGACGATACGAGTAAAAATAACGAGCTTGGGCGAAAGGCTGTCGCGCCCTTTGGTTAAGCCTCTCGTCAAATCCTTGCCCCCAGCTTTCAGCGCACAAGTTGAATATTATAAACTAAACAAGCCAACAATGAACATTAGACCTGATTTTTTAACAATACCGTTTGATTTGTATGAGAATGATCAAATAACCTCACTAGATCGTGATGTTTATGCCATTATTTACTTCTTTTCTAAGATGAGAAATGAGAAATGTACCGCCGGAAACGAGACTATTGCTGATATTTTAAGAGTAAGCGCCGGCTCGGTCAGTAATAGTCTGACCAAACTCGAGGAAGAAGGCTTTGTAAAGCGGTTATTTGATGACCCAGCCACTAAAAAGGTCCGTAAGGAGATCGTTCCTTTGGTGTTTATGGGCAAGTTCTCTAAGAAGGAGGTTTCATCACACGATGATACTAGGTTTCATCGTACAATGAATCAGGTTTCATCACACGATGAACATATAAGTAATAGTAATAAAGGAAAAGAATGGAATTCTTCTTTTTCAAAGAAGAATTCACCACAGAAATCTCGAATGACGGTATATGATGAAACAAAGAGTTCCGATTCTTACGAGGAAGCTATCGATGCCGACTCTGGTGAGGAGTTGGCTGGGGAAGAGCGCGCGGAAGGTAGGAACTTCGTGGCCCTGCGCTTAAACCGTCTATTCTCTAAGAAGGCCGAGAAGGAGACAGGGGTTAAGCCTGTGTCCAATAAGAAGGGATACACGATGCTTTGTAGGCTCTTAAAGGATATGTCTGAGGAAGAACTTTCCTCGCTTATGGACGATTGGTTTGACGAGCCCCTGCCGGATGAGGAGCTTATTCAGGTAACAAGATGCCTTTCAAGTTACAATGTAAATAAATGGAGAGTGGAAAATGACTAACATAATCAAAGACCCTAAAGAGATATTGAAGCTTGAAGAGGAGCTCGCGAATTACGAAGGCGAGGATCGTGTGGTTTCCTCCCACGAGCTTGCAGAGGAGTTTTCAAAGACCGAAGATTCTGTCTTCAGGTATCAGTTGGGCATCCCCACAATCGACCGGCTACTTGATGGAGTTGAGGGTGGAGAGCTTGTGGAGATTATCGGGCCATCCGGAGAGGGTAAATCGACTTTGATGATGACCCTTACCCGAAACCTAGCGGATGCCGGTGTCCGGTTTGTTTGGTTCTCGCTTGAGGTTACTCCCCGGCAATTCCTTAACAAGCTTAAGAAGCAGTCCGATCGTGAGCTTCCGCTTTTCTATATGCCAGCTAAAAACAACGCCGACCACTTTAAATGGCTTGAGCAGAGGATTGTCGAGGCGGTTGTTAAGTACAACGTTCAGGCGGTTTTCATTGATGACTTGCACTCGATCTACTCTCTCTATGAGATGAACAACCAGAACAGCTCACTTAATTTCGGGCATCTCGCCACGATGATTAAGGATATTGCTTTGGCCCACAATGTAGTTCTCTTTCTTCAGGCGCACACAGCCGACAACAAAACCGCACCCACGGCAGAGCCTAGGAAAGAGGATGTTCGGGATTCCGGTTTGATTATTCGCAAGGCTGACACGGTGCTAGGTATTTGGAGAGTGAACAACGATGCGGACAAGGCGATGAAAAACAAGCGCCCCAAGGATCTTGAGGAAACGGACACTTGGTCCAAGATTAAGGTGCTGAAGAATAGGCGCGAGGGTACGGTTGGGTTCTGTATAGTCGATCATCAGAACCATTATTTGAAAGAAATAGACCCACACGATGAAGACATCGATTGGTGAGATAATTTATGACGTAGTTGGTATGGATCCGATTGCTTCTGACTTGGGAGCGGATATGTTTGAATACCAAGAAATCCACGAAAAGTACCAGAAGCTTTGTGATTGGCTCGACCAAAACCTCCCCAACCACTTGGAGGTCGTGAGGAGGGCTGTTTTGGGGGCCTCAGAGGCTCACATTGCGTTTTTATGGGAGAAAGGTATCAAGAGTCGCACCGAGGGTATTCCGTTCAAGGAGCGCCAAATCTTGCCCCAAATACGTGCCGGTGAGCGCTTCATACAGGAGGTTAAGAATTTGAAGTATCATCCGGCCCGGAAGTGGGCGCAGTTCTCCGATGTTCCTCTGCTTAAGAAGGACCCGGATTTATTTATTAGGATTAACTTATTTCGCATATGTCAGAAATAGTCATCAGTGAGTGGTATGAAGGCCTTAAGGACGAGCTTGAGGCGGCTCTAATTGAAACCCGAAAGCAGTTAGGGGATTTCGTTATCCATCAGAAGTACATCCTGGGAGAGATTATCGATCGGAACTTTAAGCTTGCTCCGGATGACACCGGCATCACGGAGGTGGTTGATACGCTTGCTAAGGATTTGGAATGCTCCGATCGCCTCTTGTGGCATTCTAAGGAGTTCTTTGAGCTTGTCGGTCCACGGCCGGTTGAGGTCTGGCTTCTTGAGCAACCCCAGGATAAGGTGCGGAACTGGACAGCTATCCGCACGAACTTCCTGACCAATGGCGAGGAGATCACCCGAGGTCCCAATCCTAAGAAAATCGCCGAAGGAATTGTCAACCGGCACGGACTCACGCTTGCAGAGAAGATTCGCGATGAGCTTAGTATTATTTTAGATTAGATAATTATGAGAGAGTGGATAACTCCACTTGACACACCATAGGTATGGATTAAGATATGTTCAGGGTAGAGAGAAGCGCAGGTCGGCGATCCGGGCTATCTAGGTCGCTCGATACGGCTTCTCATCTTCTACCCTAAACATATGAAGTATTTACTTCTCACACCATTGATCTTTCTTTTATACGCTTTTCCGTATACATATCGGTATGAGAAGAAGGTATGTGATTATGTCCCCGAAGTCGTCCGGAGGGAGAAAGCCATCATAAGTGCTTATTCATCCACTCCGGACCAAACTTGGGGGGATCCGTTTATCACAGCCTCAGGGGAAAGGGTCCGCGATGGAGTGATTGCGAACAACTGCTTGCCGTTTGGTTCCGAGGTCGAGATAAGTGGCAAGACCTACATCGTTCTTGATCGTATGAATTCCCGGTACTCTTGTGAGTACTACGATTTATGGATGGGGACTCGCGAAGAGGCTCTCCAGTTCGGACGGCAGGAGTTATTAATTAGTTTTGATTCATGAAGCCTATCATTTTAATTATTTTTATCTTCGTCGTTATGATCGCCTTGCTGGCTGCCGTGTTTGTTGTGGGTTTTAACAAGTCTATGAGTACCCCTCCGTGTCCAGAGTATGCCCATCACAGGCTTTCAGTGATCCCGGCTCGGTGTGCTAGTTATTTTTTACAAGCTAACTAGAACCTATGAGAGAAATTAAGTTTAGAGGTTATGAGACAGAATTAAAAGCGTGGATTTACTTTACGATTGGTGAGAGATATTCAGTCAATATTGATACTAAAAGTATTGGTCAATACACAGGACTCAAAGATAAGAATGGAAAGGAGATATTTGAAGGGGATATAGTGAAAAGGTTTGATGACGATGAAAAACCAGAACAAGTCATTTGGGGTGATTTTAACTGTAGAGAGTGGAACGAGAAGGGGTTAGAAATTATCGGCAACATCTGGGAAAATCTCGAACTATTAGCTAACTAGAACCACTATGAAACCAAAATGTAAAGTTGAGAATTGCCAAAATGAACGAGAGCTTTACGCCGACGGAGATGAAGATGTCTTGAGTGAGTATTGTGCTTTTCATGGAGAATCACATATGCAACCAAACAACAAGACAGTGGAGGAGAGAGAGGAACAATTTCGTAAAGAGTTTGACAAACTCGGTCTGAAACCACCCAAAAACAGTATGCCAAACTTAGAGCGTGAGCTTATTATAGATTTTTGGAGAAAAGCCCTCTCAGAGCGAGACAAAAAATGGCAGAAAATCCTCGCCGACAAAGAAAAACACTGGAAACTGCGGGAGAGGCTGGTGATTAAGGAGGTGAGGGAGGAGATACTGAATCAGTTGAGTAGCCAATCGTTACACGCAGAAGTTATTAGAGAGACACTTGGGCACGGACATCACTATTCAACTATGCCTGTTGTTGCGGGAATTGTGGGTAAATTAAAAGAAAAACTAACTCCACAACCTATGAAACAAGAACTACAAAAGGAGGAGGGGAAGAAGATACTAGATGCATGTTGTGGTGGTAGGATGTTTTGGTTCAATAAAAATCATCCCGATGCTTTGTTTATAGATATTCGTGAGGAGCAGGATTTTCAGACTGGAAAAGGCGTAGACAACAGGCACAGGGCAATAAGACCAGATAAGGTAATGGACTTCCGTAAAATGGACCTGCCTGACAACACCTTCTCACTTGTGGTCTTTGACCCCCCACACCTAAAGATAGGCAGAAAGTCTTACTTTGCCCAAATCTACGGGTCCCTTGAAGATACTTGGCAAGAGGATATTCGAAAGGGTTTTGCCGAGTGTTTTCGGGTTCTCAAAAAAGATGGGGTGCTTATCTTTAAGTGGAACGAGAGCGATATCCCATTACGAGAGATACTTGCCCTTACACCGGTAGAGCCATTATTCGGGCATCGTTCCGGCAAGGCGCAGAAAACTCATTGGATAACATTTATGAACTTATGACAGCACCTAAACCAACACCCAAAACTATAAATGAGCGAAAGGACTGGAGAGATAAGTTTGACGAGCTTTTTTACCAAAAGAATCGTGTTTGGTATTCTCGCAGTGGTGAGAGCTATGGAAGTGAAACGCCAGAAATGGGGAGAGGGGAGTTGTTCAGATTTATTCAGTCCACCCTCACACAGCAACTTGAAGAAGTGGAGAGGGAAGCAAGAGAGTTGATTGAGGAGTATGAGGTAAGAAAGAATGGTAAGAGGTTGCTTTGCGAACAAAACGCTATAATGTTGGAAATAAAACACCGCCTCTCCACCTTTATAAATAAACTAAAGTAGGTATGAAATTGTGTCAAAATAATTATAAAGGCAAGTGGTTTGTTTTGAGCGATGAACCTGATGATATGTATGGCGACATTGGCACCATTGATTCAGACGAAGTAAATCTTGAAGAACATGCAGATGCTTGTTTATATTATGGAATACCAATGTATTCTGGCTCTGATAAAGATTTTAACAAAAAATGCAACGAGGTGATGGTAAGAGCAATAGAAAGAGATGAAGAATCTTACAAACTAAAGAAATAGTATATGAAACTAGAATCACAAGTATCAAACCTAGAACTATCCAAGAAGCTCAAAGAGTTGGAAGGATACGAGGGCTTGTACGCTGTTGATCAAGCTGGGGATGTCTACTCGTTGGCAAGAAAAAATGGTATGGGTTCACGAAAGAGAACTAGATTAAGGGCAACAAAAATCTGCAGAGGTTACAAATCAGTGACTCTTTGTAAAAACGGAAAACTTCGTTCGTATACAGTTCATCGTCTGGTCGCACAGACCTTTGTGGGAAATTCTAAGGGTTATAAACAAGTAAATCACAAAGATGGAAATAAGTTAAATAACTCAGTCTCTAATCTTGAATGGTGTGACGCTTCCTACAATCAAAATCACGCTCGTAGGTTGGGCTTGCAGGGTGGGGAACTTTCAAACACAGCAAAACTTACGACTGAGAGGGTAAGAGATATACGTTCTGCTTATAGCAAAGGTACCACGACGATGAAAAGGTTAGGAGAGTCATATGGTGTTAATGAACAAACCATTAGTAAGATTATTAACTATAAAACTTGGAAGTATGCTTAGTCTAGAAAAACAGGTTGTGTCTTTAGAGCTTGCTAAAAAACTGAAGTCTTTGAATGTGGAGCAGGAGAGTTATTTTTACTGGAGAGATTTTGACGAAAACTTAGTGATAGGAAATGAGAATAAAATGACGACTCGTATCTCCGCCTTCACAGTCGCAGAGCTTGGGGAGATGTTGAAGAATGTTCGTAACATGAGGCACTTCTACACAAACACAGAACCATTGAGAGAGTGGTGCTCAATGACCGACAGTGAACGTGAGTATGGAGACACCGAAGCAAACGTCAGAGCCAAAATGCTTTGCTACTTACTAGAAAATAAACTCATAACCCCATGACACCACAGACCATAGAAGAGAGGAGATTAAAAGAATTATTAGAGGGTTAACGAATTTATTATGAACGATACTATTGCAACTTGGATTATGGGTATGGTGTTAGTGGTAATTTCAGTAGCGTTATTGGGCGGGTTTGTGTGGGGCTGGAAGTCTTTTAAGGTGTGGAGTGCGGGGCAAGACGGAAAGGCGGAACTCGCACAAGCACAGTACAACAGGCAGATTGCGATTGAGGAGGCACAAGCAAATCTTGAGGCGGAAAAACTGAACGCTTTGGCAGAAGTTGAGAGGGCAAAAGGTGCGTCGGAAGCCATTGAGATTGAGGGTGGTTCGCTAACTGAAAGATATATCCAGTATCTATGGGTAAGAAGCAACAGCTTTAATCAAGCAACCACAATTTATGTCCCAACAGAAACAAACTTGCCGATACTAGAAGCCACAAGATTAAATCCTTAAAAGAATTATTAGGAGAATAGGATATGAACTGGAACGCACTAAAAAACTACAAATGTCCAAAAGACGGCGCAGTGCTTAAAGACATTGGGCACTACCACGCCTGCACAAAGTGCATATTCTCAATCAATAAAGAAAAGTTTGACTCTATTGTGTCTGATAAATACACGAAACGCAGAGAGCCGACACAAGAAGAAAAACTTTCGGAATTAAACAATCTTGGTCGTAAGGAAGTTAGCGAGAGCTTTTTTAATTAACAGCGATATTAGAGGAGTAGATGATAAACAAAGGATTACCACCAGACCACCACGAACCTGTAGGCACTAACTTATTTACAGCAGAGCAAACTACAGAAATGCTAACGGAAATAGCAAAAGACGAGATTGAACAAGCCCTCTCCCAAGCCTACGAACAAGGAAAGAACACTAAGGGCAGTGCGTGGCGAGAGGGGTATCAGAGGGGGAGGGAAGAGGTAAGAGAGTTTATTAAGAACAATTGGAGTACACATCTTGGGGGGAACTCTATTATTTCAGCTGACGAGCTTCTGATGTTTTTAGAAGAATGAGACCCATACCACCAAAACTTAGAGAGGAGATGGCCGAGGATCAGTGGTACAAGTCCTGTTGCCTTTCTTATTTGGGAGGGTGTGAGGGCAAGATAGACTGGCACCACCACTTGATTTACGCCGGACGGCAAGTTAATGAGAAGTTTGCAATTCTGCCTTTATGTCAGGTCCACCACAAACAGGCCAACAATCAGGAGGTCCGGGAACGCCTTGATCTTATTATGATTGCCCGGGGTAAGGACAAGCTCAATTTATACTCCAAAGCCATAGACTGGGGCCAAAGATTTGAATATTTAAGCAAGAAGTTTTCCACTACCAATTAGCGATAGGTATGGTAGTATTTAAGGGTGTTTATTAGTTAATCTTCATAGTCATGACAGAAGACGAAAAAGAGGTTCCCGGAGAAGATGCTCCTGTCGATGTTGATGGTGAGGAGGAAGAGACCGCGTAATGCGGAGCCAGGATTCTGTCCTGGCAAGGGGGCGTGAATGAGGTAGTGGTAAGGGGGTTTGTCTTTTCACCTCCTCCGCTCGTAAGTAATCCATAAAGCCTCATTCCCCCTTGTCATGATTGAATTAACATTAACAGGCGAGACACCTAGTAAAAAGAATAGCAAGCGGTGGATCAAGCGAGGTCAGAAGACCTTTCTAGTTCCATCGGACAATTATGAGAATTGGGAGATTGAGAAGTCCTTTGAGTTGGTGAACATCGGTTCAGTAAAAGGCTGTTGCACGATTGAGATGACCTTTTTCACTGGTACTAAGAGGAGAGGAGATCTCGACAACAAAGCAACCAGTATTCTGGATTTACTGAAGAAGTACGAGGTCATTGAGGACGATAATTGGTGGGTTGTGTCGAAACTTATTCTGATGTTTGGCGGAGTTGATAGAAAAAATCCACGCGTTGAGGTTAGATTAAAAGAATTATTAGGAGAATAGCAAAAACAATATGAAAGCATCAGTAATAACAATGGACAAAGAAGAAGCCAAGGAGCATTACAAAGAGTATCTTGCCGCCACAAAGGTCCGCAAAGAGAAATATGTAAAAGAGTTGAAAGACCTTTATAGGCATCTCTCAGAAGGGGCAAAAGTTATAGACATCTATGAGGTGTTTAAGAATTGCGAGAAAGGTGAGTCGGGAGAACCGAAGATTGCTATTGCTCCAGCATCTTATAAAGAGATTGAACTACGGAAAGAAGATAGGGGAAGAGCAAGATTTACCGAACCAGGTAACTGGAACGGAATGGTTGCCGATGTAAGTTTGCCAGAAGGCACGTTCATTTGGGAAGTTGAAACAGAAAAAACAGAGTGGGGTGAAAGAGAAGATATTGTTAGGAAAAGAGTTAGAACGAAAGTGCCTGTTATCCCAGCTCTCTTAATACCTGAAAGCAAATCATTGGACGGGTACTACATCTTATTTGAAGTGGATGAGTGGAATGAAGTTCCTGCAACTAAAGACCCCTACCTTTTGAAAAGAATCAACGCCAACGCTTTTGTAGTTTTGGCTGAATGGTATGTGTCAGAAGTGGAGCTTGCGGTGATGAGAGGTGTAAATTAACAGCGATATTAGAGGAGTAGATATGGCACAAAATGGTTGAGGTTAAAATATATGAGACGAAATAAACTAGAGAAGAAGATAAAGATCGGTCAGCAGTTTTTGAACGGCTTTTCTGATGCCATAAATAAGCACGACACCGTTCAGGTCGAGGGCTTTGGGGAGTTTAGCCTTGTTGAACGCGGAGGTTATAAGACATTTATCCCGGGTACAGATAGGCAGATTAAGATTAAGAAGAACCGGACGATTTCTTTCCGGCCCTCGGAGGCAATTAAGAGAATCCTAAATGGTTAGTTTTGACGACAAATGGAAGGAGGAGAGAGAGCCTAAGCTCTACACTCCACTTACGCCCAAGACTCAGAGGCAGTTCTTTTACCGGAAGTATTGGGAGACTATGCTCCCTTATTTACCTGAGAATGCTTCCCGGATACTTGAGATCGGTTGTGGAAGGGCCACGCTTACAGAGTATCTTTTAAACCACTATCCAGGATCTACGGCTGTCTTGGTTGATGAGAGCGAAGAGGCTTTAAAGATTGCTCGTAAGAACTTATGGTTCTTCGGGAAAAGGTGTCACTTTTACAAAGCAAGTGCCGTAGATTCACTTTATCCTTTCAAGTACGGAGAGGTCGACATTGTGGTTTCTATGGGTGTCATCGAGCATCTTAGTCCTATTGATCAGGACTTGTTTATGAGCGAGAGCCGGCGAGTGGGGAAGAATGTGTTTTGCTTTGATGTATATCGCAATAAGAATGTTTTCAGTCGAGATAGATACGAAAGGCACAACACTAGCATTCCTAATGACAAATGTTTGAATCCTTATCCGCTTTTCCACGTACCTTTGTGGTTGGATCGAGTCATCACGAAGGTATATTTGTTTTTAGACAGGTTTATCAGCTTCGATAATAAGTTTGAGTTATGCCAAACAAGACTTTCAGTTTTCCGAAGATATCAGCCGAGGCCGGCAAGAATTTTATAATCAACGATCACCCCACGATCGCGCAGTGCTTGGACGAAGCCAAGAACCTGGCCCGAGTTGCCAAAGAGTCAGGGGCTGATGCCGTGAAGTTCCAGACTCACGTCTTTGATGATGAGCAGAATAAACGCGCTCCCGTCCGGTATGAATGGATTACTCTAAATGAGTCGGTTACTCCTTACGATGAGTTCTGGCTTCCTTTGAAGAAGTATTGCGATGAAATAGGGATCACTTTTATGACAACCCCGATGTCGCGCGATGCTGCTATTAAGGTGAATGACTTGGTTACGGTCTGGAAAGTGGGATCTGCTGATGTTACCGATTTGGACTTGCTCACATACTTAGCTGAAACCAAGAAGCCTGTCATTCTTTCAACGGGGATGAGTACTTTGGATCAGATAGTTAGCGCTTTCAATATCTTAAAGAATCAGCCTTTGGTCTTGGCTCATTGTGTTTCCATTTACCCACTTCCGATCGGTAAGGCTAATCTGTGGAGGATTAAGCATCTTAGTGAGCTGTTCGATGTTATGGTCGGGTTCTCGGACCACACCACCTGGCCTAAGACTCCCTACTACGCTATCAAAGCCGGAGCTTACTTCATTGAGAAGCACTTTACCTTTGACCGCGGAGCCGTTGGTCCGGATCATAGGATATCTCTCGAGCCAAAGGAGTTCAAGCAGATGGTCGGACACATTAACGAGGCTGTTTTAGAGGAGCAGATAAACTTTAAACCTGACTTTCAAGAACAGAAATTGCTTGAACCTCAACAAGAAGAGATCGCTTACTGGACTAATTTCAGAGCAAATGAGACTGATATTTCCGGCAACGAATAGGGTTCACAGATCACGCCAAGCCATGCTCATTACCGAGCTCAAGGAGCTTTTTGAGGTTAAGGTTCTTGATATCGAACCACGATTTGATCTCTCTGTTCCCTACCAAGGACTTCACTACTACTCTGAGTTCAATCGAGAGGTCGGAGAGTATGATGTGGTGATTATCAGGGGTGATCGCTATGAGATGCTCCCGGTGGCCACGGCTGCGCTCTACAACGGCAAGACTATTGTCCACATCGAGGGAGGAGATGTGTCCGGGGTTATAGATAACAAGGTCCGGCACGCCATCACGCAGATTTCTGATATTCATTTTGCCACCAACAAGTACTCCTACTCTCGCCTTATCTCAATGGGTACGGATCCTGACAAGACCTTTAACTTTGGGTCGCTTGATGTGGAGTATGCGAAGTCAGTTCCTATTATCGAAGGCAACGCCCATGTGCTGGTTTGCTTTCATCCTATTCCTGGAGAGAACGGCGAAGCAATCAAACACGCTGACTTTAGCGGTAAACAGGTGATCCATATCAAATCTAATAACGACAATGGAAAGTCCACCGGATCCGAAGAGTATCCCTCTGATGAGTATGTGAAGCTTCTTGCAAGCGCCGATCTCTTGGTCGGGAACTCCAGCTCTTTCCTTAAGGAGGCTTCTATCTTTGGCACGCCTGTGGTTCTGGTCGGAGAGAGACAGAACGGTCGGCTTCTTCCAAGGAATGTGATGAAAGTTCCACACAACCGCGATGCTGTTCGCGTAGCTGTGGAGTATCAGATGAACCACGGCCGTTACAAGCCCGACAATATTTATTATCAGCCCAATACAAGTAAGCACATAGCGCAAAAGCTTAAAGAACTATTATGAAATACGCAGGATTAATCACAGCCCGAGGGGGAAGCAAGAGGCTCCCGGGTAAGAACATAAAACCTCTTGATGGTATTCCGCTTTTACACTATACCGCAAAGGCAGCGTTTGATTCTAAGGTGGATTTGGTTGCTTTATCTACTGATGATGTGGAGATCAGTAGCGTTATGAGGAAGTTTGCTAACACTTCTCGTTATGAGTTTATCTTTAGGCCTCCCCACTTGGCTGAGGACGACACTAAGCATTTGCCGGTCATACTGCACGCCTTGTTCAGGCTTAGGGATTTCGCCCACAGACCTGATGCCATTGTTCTTTTACAGCCTACTAGTCCTTTCCGGACTGCCGAGCATATAAACGAAGCGATAGAGGTCTTTGAGCGCTCTGGTAAGGACACGCTGATTTCGGTTGATAAGAACGACCACCGGAACGGAGCTATCTACATTATGAAGACTGAGATGCTTATGTCAGATCAGCCCTACATCCACACTTTCAATAGTTCAGTCCGGTTCGTCATGGATGATTTCGCCAGTATCAACATCGACACTCTCGAGGACTTTGAGAGAGCCGAAAATGCATTAAAAGCTAAACTTGCAATGGTATGATGAGTCACTTAGTTATAGGAATGGGGGAGGTTGGTCGTGCAATTAGAAATATCTTGAAAGATAGTGGGGATGTTGTTAGATGTTATGACACTAGGGAGTCAGACGACCTAGATGTGTGGCATTTTACTGATAATCTACATATTTGCTTCCCCTATTCTGAAGATTTCATAGCACATGTGAAAAAATATGCAGAAACAAGTTCAGCAGGGCTAGTGATTATCCACTCCACCGTTCCTGTCGGAACTACCGATGGCCTTAACGATGAGTTAGATAATAGGGTTGTTCACTCTCCTATTCGCGGAGTACATCCAAACCTTGAGGAGGGCATAAGGACATTCATGAAGTTCTTTGGAGGCCCACAGGCAAGAAAGGCTGCGGACATCTTTCTGAAGCACGATATCCGAGTTTCTATTACCTCAAACGCATGCAACACAGAGGCTATGAAGCTTTGGGACACCGAGCAATACCGCCGGTTTATCCTGTTAAACAAGGAGATCAAGGATTATTGTGAGAAGAATGGCCTTGATTTTGACATTGTTTATACCAAGGCAAATGAAAGCTATAACCAAGGGTACAAGAAGCTTGGCATGGAGCACGTTATCAGACCTAACCTTTACTGGATGCCCGGTCCGATCGGAGGGCATTGTGTAGAGCCTAACCATAAATTGCTTTATGAAGATCCAGATACTCAGTGATTCATATTCCCCGGAGGCTCTGAAGATGTACGAGGAAGCCGGCTTTGATGTGTGGACCACACCTTTCTATCACGCCCCACATGCTGTTATTACGCGCCTGGAGCCTGTTTGGGCCGAGGATATGCCCCTTACGGTGCGTTTGGTGGCCTCAAGCACCACAGGAGACAACCACATTGACCGAGAGGGTTTGGCTAAGCGAGGGATTAAGGTGGTCACGCTAAGGGATTGTGATTGGAATAAGGTGTCAGAGATAACCAGTACCGCAGAGCATACGGTCGCGCTTACTCTCGCTCTCTTAAGGAACTTCCACACCATATCAAAAGGGGAAACTCGCCGGGAATTATTAACAGGCCGCGAATTGAGCAGAATGAAATGTGGTATAATAGGATTCGGAAGAGTAGGTAAGATGGTCGCGAATCTTCTCGCCGGCTTTGGAGTCTACTTCAGGGTCTTTGATAAGGGGGACGAAGTGGACTATGACGGGATGGACATTGTTTTTCTGCATGTTCCTCTCGATGGTAACAAGGGAATGATTGCTGAACGAGAGTTCAGTAAGATGAAAGACGGAGTTTATATAATAAATACCAGCCGGGCAGAGGTGGTAGATGAGGGGGATCTGATAAAGGCGCTCGATTCAGGAAAGATTGCGGGCTACGCCTCGGACTTCCCAATAGAATCGCTTAAATCGCATCCTAAGTGTCTGTTTACACCCCATATCGGGGGAAACACGGTCGAAGGCATGAGGAAAGCCGAGTGCGCATTAGCAGAGAAAGTCATAGATATTTTAAATGAAAAGAATTCCACACAAGGTTAAGAAGATGATTATGAAAGGTAGGCCAGCAAAACCTGCCCAAGAGATAGCCTCTGATATTGCCAAGAAGTTCAGAGAGAAGAACAGCGGTAAGCGCCCTGTCTAATTATTGTTCCTTAAGAGATGGGAGAGGGCCTTGTACTGATGGCACAAGCGAGTTCACCGCATATAGAGCCGGCTTCATCAGCTAACAAATTTCTAAAAGGAAGGTTACAACAAATCACTCTTGCTCTATATGCTCCCATCTTTTAGTGAATAATTAATACCAAAACCCCATGTCAAAGAAGAGTAAGCCTATAACTATTAGAACAGAGATTATGCCCGAAGAGGGCAGAGAGCTTACTTTAAAGCAGAGATATTTTTGTCAGTTGTATTGTACGGATAAGGATTTTTTCGCCAATGGGGTTAAGAGTTATATGAAGGCTTACGGTATGATGCCTACCGAGAGCAATTACAATACTGCAAAGGCTCGAGCTAATAAATTGCTACAAAATACTACTTTATTGAGTTACTGCGACAAACTACTTGAACTCGAAGGTTTGAATGATGTTGAGGTGGATAAGCAGATGCAATTCTGGATCAAACAGAGAGCTTATCCAAGCGCTTCGGTGGCTGCGATCAAGGAATATAACAATTTACGCAAGAGAATCAACCGCTTTGCTGGCCTATCCGGTGGTGGTACAACCCACAATTGGTTTATAAGCATGGTTGATAACGCAGAGGACCGAGTGAAAGGCGAGGTGCATGATGTGCCTTATGAGGAATCCAAGGTAAAGAAACTTGCCGATGAACTTAAAGACTAGATTTGATGAAACCCTCGGGAACAAGGAGTGGCGAATGTCACACCTTTATGAGTTCATCAACAAGGATGGCAAGAAGGCTGTCTTTCAGAGGAATGATGCGCAGAAGGACTTCAACAAGAATCGTTCCGATCGCAATATAGTTTTAAAAAGTCGTCAGCTTGGCTTCACTACAGACGAGGCACTTGATGCTCTCGATGATGTGCTTTTCATACCCAACTTCAAAGCCTTGATGCTTTCCTACGATATCGCATCACAGCTTGATATTTTTGACTCCAAGATTCTTTATGCTTGGGAGAACCTGGTCGGGTGGTTCGAGGATAATGGCTGGCCTATGCAATGGAAGCCCGATACACAGCGTGCCAATCAGCTTAAGCTACGCTTTCCGGATGACTCTCAGTCGCTTATTCTGGTCCGTACAAAGGGTCGGTCAGGTACTTTTAATCGTGTTCATGTGTCAGAGCTTGGTAAAATCGCTAAGCAGGACCCCAAGAAAGCCGCAGAGATTCTTTCCGGTACTATCCCTGCCGTGCCTATGGGTGGCCGTGTGGACATAGAGTCTACCGCAGAGGGGGACTACGGCTTGTTTCACGATCTCTTTTGGGAGGCCTGGGATCGTGGTGAACCCGAGACTCCGGTTGACTACAAGGCACATTTCTACAATTGGCAGTGGGATAAAGGTGAGATTTCTAAGATCACACAGGTTGCTAGTGATATGCCTCAGGAGTTCTTGGACTACCAAAAGAAGCACAATGAGCTTGCTTCTAAGGATTCACGCTATCAGAAGATTGACGATATACAGCTCACTTACTACTACTACAAGTGGGTTTCGCTTAATAAGCGCTGGGATGTTTTACACCAAGAGTATCCTACAACTCCCGAAGAAGCCTTTGTTTCTTCCGGGTCCAAGCTGTTTTCTATTGAGAAGATTGGCCAAATGCCTGACGAAGAGGGCAAGAGGGTGGGTGATTGGATCTACTACAATGACTATGTACCCGGGCATCGTTATGCTCTTGCCGGTGATCCTGCCGAGGGAGTAGGGCGCAATAACTCCACAGCTTCTTTGATAGACTTCGATCATACGGTGCAAATCACCACAAGTGAGGGAGAACTGTCGTTTAAGCGCCCCAAATTGGTGGCTGAATATGCTTCTTCGAGGATAAGTCCGGCTGACTTTGCCTTTGAACTGCGTAATGGTGGCCGTGCTTATGGCAATTGCATCATAGCTGTTGAGCGAAACTCATCAGGACTGGCCACTATAACCAAGCTCAAGGACATATACGGAAACATCTACAAGGAAGAGCGCCCTGGCAAGTCTGAGCGCCAAATCACGAAGACCTATGGTTATCATACCAACAAGGCCACGAAGCCTAAGATGTTGTGGGATCTGGACCACGCTATCAACCACGATGAGATACTCGTTACTTCAAAGCCTACCAAGCGCGAGCTCAAGTCTTATGACAAAGAGGACCTCGGGCAGATAACATTCGATGAAGATGCCCAGCACCATTGGGACAGAGTCATCTCATTGGCTATTTGTTACCAGATGGTGGAGCATGCATACCCTACTGACCTCGCAAAAGATATCCACACTCCGTTAGCTGTCGAAGATGAGCTTGATAGGTATGATGTGATATAATATTTGCAGACTTATTTTATATAAGGTAGAACAGTAGCATGAAGACACATCTGTTCCACAACATCGACAAGATGCAGGAGTACTACGAGACTCCGCTCTATAGTTGGGGGAAGGCGGTCATAATGCTGTTGTTTATAGCATTATTGGCTCATCTTTTCTTCTAAATGCCCCACAATACTGTAGTTCCTAACACCTTTGAGGAGTTCAAATCCCTTGCTGTAGCCGACCAGAAAGAAGGTGAACTGCAGGTCGAGAAGCCCGATTATACGCCAGAGGAAACTCTATACCTCTCCGGTATAAGAAATCTTCTGACACGCGCCAAAGACTCAAGGGATGTTCCCCATGAGATATTTGATGGTATGGACTATGTTACTAGGTGTAGGCAGAACCGCCGGTTGGCCAACACTTACATCCGTCCAAAGACCAACAGGGGCGAGACTGCGTTCTCTGCCGGTACCCCTAGGCGTAAGCTTATGGTTCAGATGGCTGCTTTGATCAACATGGTGCTTGGTCCTGATATTACGGCTTATGATGAGAAGCTTAATCAGGTATCAGCATTCGGTGAAGCCATTGAGGATATCCTTGAGAAAGCCGAAGACCTTGAAGATGACACAGAGCGAAAGCTTTATAGGTGGTATCTACTCCTCTCTCAGGGGGAGGTTTTTGTTGAACGCCTTTGGGAGCAAGGCAAGGAGAAGGTCAAAACCTTTTCCGGAAAGCCTGGTAAGTTCCGAGGTGTCACTATAAATCAGCGTGTTAAGAAGGCTCTCGGTCGCTTGCGTACTGATATAATCGCCAACGAGAATGTCTATTTGGGTGATGTGACTATGTTTGATATGGAGGAGCAACCCTACCTCTTTACCAGGCAGGAGCGTCCTATCACAGCCCTTGAGCCTATCTTCGGGACCTTTGAGATGTGGCCCTATGTTCAGAAGTCTTTGTCTTACTTTGATTCTAATGTGTCTACCAACTCGGAGTTTGATGCATACTGGGCGCTTTATAAGCCAAAGAAAGGCTTTGCCGAGGTCTTGAAGTATCAGTCCAAGCCACACAACGAGGTCCAGGTCTTTATAAACGGCATCCCAATGCTCCCTGTAGGCTTCCCTCTTACGGAGATCTCCCCTGAGGGTACATACTCTATCCAGAAGCAAGTCTTTGAACCCATTGAAGGCTCGGCTTATGGTAAAGGCCTTATGCAGGTCCTAAAGCTTGCCGGATCTCTTGAGGATGAGTTCTGGCGCTTGGCTATTCAGAAGACACAGCAGTCATTCAAGCCACCTACGGTCAACAACACAGGCAAGGTTCTATCCCCTGATATCTTCCTCCCGGGCAAGATGACCTACGGCCTTGACCCTGAAAAGCTCAAGCCTTTGATGGACAACCGAGGTGTTACGCAGAATGAGGCGGCTATTCTTAATCTGGTTAAGGAGAACATCAACCAAAACTCCACGGATCCGCAGTTTGCCGGTCAACAGGCAAGTGGTGTGGACACAGCTACCGAGGCTTCGCTCTTGGCTCAACAGGCTGAGAAGATGTTCGGATACACTATGTTTGTCATCGCTCTCTTGGAGCAGAAGCTTGCTCGTATGGCCATTCCTCTAGTTCTTGAGCATTGGTTTGACCCTGTGGACTCCAAGATTGATGAGGTGCGCGGTGGCTTAAAGTCTATATATCGCTCTATCAGTGTGCCTAAGCCTTTGTTTGGTAAGGGTATGGGTTCCGAGGTGGTCCGGGTGGTTGATGATGAAACACAGCCAAAGCCGTTTGATATCTTTAAGGAGCAGGTGAGCACATTCAAGAATACCGGTGTACCTACTAGGATCATCACTTTGAACCGAGATGTTATTAAAGCAGCACGCTGGACTTGGCGTGTCAGGGTTGTGCCTAAGCCACGAAGGAGCTCAAACCTACAGAAGCTTATGTTCACAGAGAAGGTCAACCTATTCGCTATGTCGCCTAACTTCAACATGGATTGGTTTGAGGAGAAAGCCGCGCTCATACACGATGAGAACCCACAGGAGGTCTTTTCAAGGTCAGGCGTAGCCCCAGGAGTAACCCCACCAGCCGGAAACAAGGAGATGAACGCCGCCAATTTCGTGAATCAAGACCAGAAACCATCAGTTAACCGGGTAGCCAATGAGGCTTAAAGAATATGTAAACAATGTCTGGTGCGCTCTTAAAGGAGAGGCACCTGTTAAAGTTGTCAAAGTGCCTGACCTTAACTTAACCCGTCATGCGCTTGGGTCGATATCAACCGAGGACATTGTTTATATGGAGAAGCTCGACCAGGAGGAGCTTTTGAACCACGAGGCGGAGATGGCCACAATAGTCCACAACAATGCGTTCAAGAGAGAGATTGCCGCGATGAAGTACACGCAGATTATGTGGATGGCCAAGGAAGCTGATGGTGATAGGCAACACCTGTTCGGCAAGGGTACATTAAACGGTATCTCGCTTGTTGAGGAAGGCTTTAGAACGCTTGCCTCAAGACATAGTGGGAGAATAGCGAATCAAAATGAAAAGGGAACTTTTGGAAGCGATGTGGGGGAACCTATTGGATCTGACGAAGAAAGCACCGATTAGGGTTGCTCACTTCTTCAGAGGTTGTCCTAAGCAATATCTGGCTGGAGGTGAGAAGATGCAGGTATGCACCAAGTGTTATAGGTTTCATTTCCCTACCCGAGATATTAAAAGGAGATTTAGAAAATTAACCAGATAATTTATGCCTGATTTAGAGAAACAAACAATCAAGGACGAGGATGGCAACGAACGCACGGTCTACGATGCCGAGCAAGTCGAGGCGGTTGTTGCCGAGAAGGAGACAGCTTTCACTACTGAGAAAGAGGAATTAGAGGCTAAGGTCAAGGAGTTTGAGGAACAGATGTCCGGGGACGATAAGGATAAGGACTTCAAAGAGCTTCGCAAAGCCAAAGACGAGGCTGAGAAGAAGATTCAAGAGCTTGAGACTAGCTTCAATAAAGAGATAACCGAGCTCAAGAGCGCCCCGGTTAAGCAACACAGGGACCAAATGCTCGACACTTATGCCGGTAAGGATGAGGACTTTAAGAAGAAGATGGAGTCTGTCCTTACAAACGAGCTTAAGAATATGCCCGAGAGCACCAAGGAGGAGGTGGATGCCAAGCTTCGCTCCGCTTTCAAGCTTGCTGCTGATGTAGGAGACGATGGCCGTATAGATGCTTCTATCTTTTCAAGTGCCGCTCCGGCTTCAACTATCAAATCCACAGCCATCAAGGACGATGTTAAGGATATGGGAAGCAAGAAGTTCGGGCTAAGTGAGGAGGATTATAAGAACGCCCAGGATGCAGGGTTAATTTAAGACATATGAACATACCAGAAGAGAACAACGAAGAGGTAAAACAAACAGGCCCAAATGACAAAGAGGAGGTCACCCTAACCCGGGAAGAGCTCCGTGCTGTCATTGAGGAGGTCACAAAGTCTGATCGTGAGAAGCTTCAGGGGGAGATTAGAGCCCTGCAAGACGATAAGAATATGCTCCTTGAGGTGGCTGATGAGAAGCGCCTATCCAAGTTCTACGAGAAGAACCGCGCCAAGATAGGCCATCATGTTACAGTTGGGGTTATTGAGGATCGTATTATCCTGGGCTGGGAGATGGCTGAGGATACCGTTAGGAAGAACTTAAACACCGGACACTACACCGAGAAGCAAATCATCAGGCTCAAATCTGCTGCGGATCCCGAGAGCGGTAAGGTAACGGAGACCAATCTGGACTACCCGGACTTCATCTCTGCTATTTCATCAGGCACGATTGAAAGGCTTAAGGCTAAGATTACCGACAAGGTTTACAAGGACGATGAGCTTGGCAAAGGAGTAAAGGGAGTGAAGATCACATACAAGGTTAAGGTCGATCAACCGGGCCACAAGCTTGATGGAAAAGAGTTCCAGATAGCGGCTGAGTACGTCAATTTTTAGAAGGTTAATTTAATCATCATGGCTACAGTATCAGAAATCAAAAAGGCTTTGGATGCTCTAGGAGTAAAGTATGAGCCTAAGGCGCTCAAGGCTGACCTGGAGAAGAAGCTTGCACGCGCAGAGAAGAAGGCGGCCAAAGAGGCCACTGTTAAACTTCCTCGTTTTGAGGGAGGGCAAGTGCTTAAGGTTCTATCCGCAGGTCACACCAAGACTCACTTTCATTGTCAGGTGCAGGACGGACCACAGAAGGTCACCAAGCACGTTCCTAGGGATTTATTCGTTTAGAGATAACTTGCCAACAAAATGTATCTAGGAGATAAGAAAATCAAATCGTACGAGAAGAAGGACGGTCAGGTTAAGGTCCTGTTTGAGGACGGCACGGAGGGCAACTATCCGGAAAGGATGTACAACGCCATGCTCTCCGCAGAACCCTCCACCGCAAGCGATATTGAGGATAAGCGAGTGTTTGAGGCTACAAAGGATATTGTCACGATACTTCTGATGCTCGACATGAAATCAGGAGAGGTTGATAAGGTCTTTCAGATGGTTACAAATAACTTTAACTTCAAGCTTGAAACGGCCACTGCTTGGCTCTGGACGGAGTACATGGGCAATAAGGTGCCCTTTGCCACCAACAAGAACATTCATCCGGCTCAGGCATTAAACGACAGGACTATAAATGATATCGATCGTGTCATCAAATCATTCTCACAAAAAGGCGGTGCTTCTATCACAGAAGGAGATGCTCCTAGTGATAGCCCTAAGGACTAAGTTCCGTTTTGGGGATGTAGTCATTAAGATGCGCGATGGGGTACCACAGCACATCAAGATGGCTTGGATTAATGATTCCCTTGAGGGGGAAGATATCCACAATAGTATTGAGTTTCTCGATAGTGTATAATATCGGCAGATAACACGCTTTCTGTGTTCCAGTGGCGCACTATGTGTCTTGTAGGGCTTCTCGTAATGGGAGGTCGTCCAAGGCGCATAGTGCGCCTTTTTGTTGGCATAGGGGGTTGGGCGGACTCGACCTGCGCCTAACCTCCCATGTTCGCAAGAACATTAGGGTTTAGCACTTTTCCGTAAAAAGGCACTTGTCATCCCGGCCAGGCGTATGGCGACAAGGATTATTAGACCTAATCATAATCATTATGTTTAGACGAAAAGCAGGTAGGACGAAGCTTATTGAGTTGCCAAAGGCCAACTCAGTTGCCATCTCAAATGGTGAGTGGCTTAAACTGACTGGTACAGGCAGGGTTACACCAGCCGTTGGTGACACCAATGAATTGCTTATTGGTGTTTCCAGGGATTCATATGCTTCCGATACTACAGCCGAGGCTGTTTCAATCGAAGTTCCTCTCGAGCTTATGGTTGAATGGGAATTTGACACAGACTCAGATGGTGGCTTGACTGACACACACGTTGGGGCATTTCTTGACCTCGACACTTTGGGAGCAAACGTAGATGTTTCAAGCTCTGTCCAGGACACTATTCTAGTTGTTCGAAGGATCAGCGCTACCAAGGGAGTTGGTGTTCTTGCGCGCGGTGCGGCCTTCAATTATGGTCCCGCAGCAGTAACTACCTAATTATTAATGACGCTCAGTATGTTTCCATGGACATATAGCAATGAAGATGGATACGGGGAGCATAACCTTTATAAATCATGGAACTAAATACAATCGGGTTCAATGACTTCGTGAAGCTTGGGACAGTTATCTGGCTCAAAGGCTTCAAGAGCGTTCAGAACTTCGCACGTGAGTCCGGAATTTTCCGAACTATGAGTATTTCGGAAAATTCCGGCAATACACGCGAGTTCAGCTCAATCGAGTCAAACGAGTACCTCTCATACAAAGCAGAGGGGGATCAGGCCAAAAGAGGCAAGGTCCAACAGGGTTACACCAAGACGATGACCAAGTACCGAGTCGGAGAGAACATTGGTATAACCTATGAGATGAGGACAGAGAACAAGTATCCGGAAGTTGTTAATGAACTTCTGAATGGTGGTAGGAAAGGTCCTAACACTATCGACTTGGATCTTTCTCACAGGATTACTTTCGGTACAGCAACATCCTATACAGACCGCGATGGACGATCCATCGATGTTTCTACAGGAGACGCGCTTTCTTTGTTCAGTACAGCCCACCTTTTGAGAGGTACTTCTACAACCTACCGAAACAGGCTTGCTGGAAACCCACAGCTCTCACGCGGAGCTTTGGAAGGTCTTGAGCAACTAGTCGTTGAACAGACCTTGAATCAGTTCGGAGAGAAGATGTCAGCACCGTTTGATATCCTTTGGACGACTGATGACCCTAACACCATCAACACAGCTCTTGAGCACCTACGATCTGTAGCTGCCCCTGATGCTGCGCATTCAGGTGTTACCAACGTCTACAAGATGAAATATCGCCACATTGTGCTTCCTCGCGTTGCCACAAATGCCGATGGTTCAGTAGACTCCACTAAAAGACGATACTTCGGTATTGCTTCCTCCGTTCTATCTTCGGCTTATCTCGGAGTATGGGAAGAGCCGCACTTTGTTCCTGCATCTTCAGGTTCAAACGCAGAAGACGTACAGACTGACGACTGGGATTTCCGAGTTCGCGCAGGGTACGGCATCTGTGTCGTTGATGGTAAGTGGAACAAATTCAGTAGTGGTACAGATGAAGCATGATTTTATACTCTTGTCAAGAGTATAAAAGACGATGGGGTGTTTATTAATTACTAGCTAAGGTTTTCTGTCTATGTCTGGGGTCAAAGACTCCAAAATAGGACGGTGGTGGGGCAGATAAACCATTAAAATTGTTATGAACTATAACTTAAACTCAGGATACGGAGCAGCACAGGCGGCAGGATTGCCGTTTGCTGGATCCGGAAAGGTCTTCATCGTAGGGGATTCTGGTACAAAGAATCTCTCTATGCTTAAGGACCTATTCGGGGCCGACCCTGATGGTAAGATCCGCTTCTACAGCACGATCCAAGCCGCTATTGATGCTTGTACTGCTGATGCTGGGGACTTTATCATCGTCCTACCCGGACACACCGAAACGGTTACAGCCGCCGGTGGTCTTGATGTTGATGTCGCAGGAATAACTATCTTGGGACTCGGCAATGGGCAAGCTAGGCCAACCATCAACTTCACTACAGCTACTTCAGCTGATGTGGATATTGATGCCGCCAATGTGACCATTGAAAACATCATCTTTGACCTTACGGGAGTGGATGCTGTTGCGGTAGGAATTGACGTTAACGCTTCAGACTTCACACTCAGAAGGTGTCGCGTTGTTATGGGTGACTCTGATGGACAGGCCGTTCTTGGTCTTTTGTCAGACACCAATATTGACCGCGTAACCGTTGATGATTGTGAATTCCTCGGTGATACGATTGCCGGTCCGGCAGCCGCTATCAGGCTTATTGGAGGTGTAGAACACGTCATTCGTGGCAACAGGATTCAAGGTTCCTTTTCACAGGCTCCTTTGGCCCTCGTCACTACGGCTCCACTTCGTGTTCTTATCGAACACAACCACCTACAGAACGATGTTGCTTCAGGTACTGCTGCCATTCAGGCGGTAGCCGGTGCAACAGGAGCTGTCAGGTACAACACCATGCATCACACTACTTCTGATCTTGGAGGTTGGATCAATACCCCGGGCAATCTTGTTTCTTTTGAAAACTACGGCACAAACGCTGTGGGAGAGACAGGCGCTCTGGATATTACGGGTGCGGTTTCAGTCACCTAATTACAAGCCCCTCTTGGGGCTTGTTGGGGAGAGGCTTGATCTCTCTCCAACCGGCCTCGAGAGATAACTAATCAAGCTAGTTATGAATGAAAGTTCATTGAAAAAGGAGATCATAATAATGGGTTCAGGCCCAGGGTGGGAGGAATGCCCATACAACAAGGAGACTTGGGTTGTCGCTAAGATGCTCATGCTCCCCGAACCGCCTAAGCGCGTTGACCGGATATTCTCTATGGACAGGGTAGAGGATATGAAAGTCATCAAGCGAGGACTCTTTACTGAACGGGAGTTCAGCAAGGTGATGAATGCCCGAAAGGTGCCGTTCATCACTTCTGAACACAATCGCAAAATCAAGCATTGCCAGTCTTTTCCTTACAAGGAGATTGTTCGGAAGTTCAAGGTTCCTTACTTTACCAACACTATCTGCTACATGATTGCCTACGCTCTTTATTCCGGAGTCACGAATATCGATGTCTACGGAGTATCGCAGATGGGCGCTCACGAGTATGTTTTGGAGAAAGGAGGAGTTGAGTTCTGGTTAGGCCTCGCTATGGGCTTTGGGGTTGAGGTTAATGTCTATGGCCACACCATGCTCTTTAAAGGTCATGGTAATGAGTATCCCTACGGTTATCACAAGACATCTAAGGAATTAATGTCATGAGAAACTCTAAAGGACAATTTGTCCACGGACATACTACTTGGCTAAAAGGGACAAAGGGCTTGATTAAGTCAAACTCAGGGAGCTTTAAGAAAGGTCAGATGCCTTGGAATAAAGGTACTAAGGGGTTAATGCGTTCCAACTCCACTTCTTTTGTGAAAGGAGAGATGTGTAGAGACAAACATCCTGGGTGGAAACCTAGGATTAGGAAAGAGTGTCCCTCTTGCCATACTTCTTTTGAAGTAATGCCTGCTAGAAAAGATACAGCCCGATACTGTTCAAGAGCTTGTATGTACAATAATCGCCCGTCTGGAGAAAAACATCCGTTATGGAAGGGTGGTTATGATAGGAAAATTTGGAGTAACAACGCTCGTAGGTTTAAGAAGCTTAAAAACGGCGGGTCACACACTATGGAGGAGTGGGAGGCACTAAAAACGAAGTTTGACCATATGTGCTTATGTTGCAAGAAGAGAGAACCAGAAATCACTCTTTCGAGAGATCACATTGTTCCTCTCTCAAGGGGTGGCTCTGACGACATCTCGAACATCCAATCACTTTGTAAGAGTTGTAATAGCCAGAAATTTACTAAGATTATTGATTTTAGAGAATTGACATGTCGAGAAATATAGCCATAGTTGGAACAGGGGATGGTTGGCAAGAGTGTCCTTTTGACCGGGAATCCTGGGTTATAGCCAAGTCCATAATGATGAAAACCCCACCAAAGCGCATCGATATGATGTTTAACATGGATCCTTTGGATGAGATGGCATCGTTTGATAAGCACTCACGCTTCCGTGCCGTCTATACCAAAGAGGAGTTCATCAAGCGGATTAACGAGATAGGTGTGCCGTTCGTTACTTCAAAGGCTCATCCTGATGTTAAGCGAAGCCTTGAGTTTCCTCTTAAGGAGGTCTTTCGGAAGTACGGAGTGATGTACTTCACAAACACCATATCGTTCATGATTGCTTATGCTATGTACCTCGGAGTCGACTCGATTGAGTTTTGGGGAGTTAATCAGGCAGGAGCGATGGAGTATCTGACCGAGCGCAAAGGAGTTGAGTTCTGGTTAGGACTTGCCGCCGGCACAGGTGTCCGGATAGAGATAAAAGGCAACAGTCCTTTATTACACGATCCTTTGGTCTACGGCTATCGCAAGACTGAAGGCGAGCTAATTGATTCACTATGAAAAAGCAAATCTTTATAGTTGATCATGGCACATATCCTTTTGACGTTATGGTATGTATAGGAAGATCACATGCAGAAGTGGTGAAATCACTGAGCAAGAGAGGCTACAAGCTTGACGACGAAGAAACGGAGAAACTCTGGATGTCAGGAAAAGGCAGAACTATTATGCTTCGGAATGGAGCAACAATTCTAAGAATTGATAGGTTTAGAAGAAAGGCTGATTTTTACCCCTTTTTATTTCACGAGATCTTCCATGCTGTTGAGTTTCTCTTTGAAAAGATAGGGTTGAAACACGACGTTGAAACAAGTAGTGAGGCATTCGCCTACCAAATCCAATACTTAACGGGAAGTATTTTAGAACAGTTGAAATGAGAATGATTCATAAATTTACCATTAAGAAAACCAAGAATCTATGAAAACAGCTACCATCGTAGGTTTAGGTCCGGGCTTCTCAAGAGCTCCTAAGGATGCCGAGGGGGAGATTTGGACACTTAACGCCGGACTCTTTCTTCTTCCCAGGATAGATAAGTACTTCGTTATGGATCCGGTTGAAAGCAAGGGCTTCATGCGAGTCGGGAAGGTCCTGATACACGAAGGAGGCAAGGACATTGAGAAGAAAGTCACACCTAAGAGTTTTGCGCATGAGCTCGAGAGCCGTGACATAGAGTTCATCTCGGCCTATCCCTCGGACATTAAAACCTACACTCCCTATCCTTTAGAGGAGGTTGTGAGTTCACTCGGGGTGCCATACTTCACAAATACGATTTCCTATATGATCGCGTACGCAATAGTCAAAGGCTACCAGAGGATCGTCCTTTACGGAGTCAATCAAGCCGCGCTGTCAGAGTATATCCACCACAAGCCGTGCGTGGAGTTCTGGCTGGGGCTTGCTCTCGGTCAAGGGGTGTCGGTCGACATCCAAGGCTGGCAGTCGGAGTTATTGCGTAATTATCAGGATACGCTTTATGGGTATAGAAAACCCTATGGAGCAATAATTAATAAAAAAGATGAGTAGACAAGTTAAATTCGGCACATTAGTTACTGACAAAGCCGCAACAGGCATTGAGCAGTATGTGAATGTCCGGGATTTCAAGCACCTAGTTCTTTCGCTTGATTTCTCCGACACCTCAACAATGACCGCAAAGATTCAAGGGTCCGTCCAAGAGACAGCTCCGAACTTCGCCGCAGCCGCTTCAAAGTCCAACAGCTGGGACTACATCGAAGCTATTGACCTTGAGGACGGTGCAGCTATTGATGGTGATACAGGAATTGCTGTTACAGCTAACGACCACAGATTGGTTGAGGTCAACGTCAACGGACTGGAATGGGTTTGTGTGGAGCTTCAAGCGTACACCGCCGGAAAGCTTAACGTATCTTATGAGGCCTTTAGTAATAACTAATGGATAGGGTATTCACAGCATTTAAGACGGAGCTCCAGGCTAAGGCCAGGACGCTTAATGACCAAGTTCTTTCAAAACAAGAAGAGCTCGCGAAAGTAGAAAGGGACATCATTGACGAACGCGAAAAGCTCTCGAAGATCAAGGAGGATAGGAAAAGCCTACTTCTTACCATTGACCAGGACCGGGCCGACAGAGAGGCTTTGAACGATAGCCTAGTTTCGCTTTCAAAGAAGCTTGATGACTTCGTAGACCACAAGCGGTCAAAAGAAGCTCAAATTGCCTCTAGGGAGCGCAAACAGGCGGAAAGGGTACAACTACTCGAATCGCTTGGTAAAGAGCTGTCAGGGTCCATTTCTCGCTTAAAACAGGCTCTCCTCAAGGAGGGTGAAGCCAACAATAGGTTGCTTTTACTCGAAGATGAGATGAGTACCAAAGAATCGGCTTTAAGAGACATCCGACACGAGCTGGCGGATCAGGTGAAAACATTGAACGAGCGTTCAGTAAAAGCCTTAAGAAGAGAGTCCGAGCTCGCTCAAAGGGAGTCTGACTTGATTCGCCAAATGGATGGTTTCAGAAAGCAGAAGAAGTTACTGGCATTTTATGCAGGAAGAATGAGGAGAATCTATGACAAGTTCTCTCCGCTTCCCAAAGAGATACAAGAAGTAATCACAAACTTAAATGGGTAGAACAGGCACAGCAGGATCAACACTTACGGTTAACGAGGAGATTCTTATCCAGAACCTCCAGGCTGGAAACTATCAGTCAGAAGTTCCAAGCGGAGCGCTCAATGGATCCAACACAACATTTACCCTATCGGTCGCGCCAAGTCCGGCTTCATCACTATTCTTCTTCTGGAACGGACAACTCCTCAAAGCCGGAGGGGAGGACTACACCTTAACCGGCTCTACGATAGAGATGAACATCGCGCCCATAGCCAGTGAAAAATTAATAGCCTATTACCTACGAGACAGTGCATAGAACAACCAAAAACATCATTTATTTTATAATCGGAGTCATCCTTTCGCTTGTTTTAGGGGTTGGTATTGTTGCCGGGCAGTCGGTCTTTAGGTCGTATCAAGTCGGTTCAAGCCCAGCATCTGGCTATGTTTTGCAGTCTGATGGTACGTCATCTTCTTGGGTCGCCACTTCCACACTCGGGATAACCGCAGGCTCATCAGGCATCACTTCTTTAAATGGACTTTCAACATCTACTCAAACCTTTGCCACTACTACAGCCTCAGGGGTATTTACTATAAATTCTTCCGGGTCCGTTCATACTTTTACAATCCCATCCAATCTGGGATTCTTTACCAACGATTCAGGATATCTAACCACAGTCGATATTTCAGACGACACAAATCTTTCGGGAGACACGGAAATTGTCTTGACAGGAGATGCTTTGTCTATAGCTTCAACGATTGCCAGGGACACAGAACTTCATAACGCTGTTACGCTGGCTGGAGAAGATTATCTTTCACTTGCAACACAGCAAATTACGGCAAATGCTATTGATCCGGATAACCTTTCAGCTTCCGACTTTGGTTCGTTTACTTGTAACGGCACCACCTGTTCTCTGGATTCCGGATCCGTTGATATTTCAACTCATACCAATCTGGCCGTTAATTCTCCAATCACTCTCACCGGAGACACTCTAGGCTTTGATTTTTCTACCAATAACACCTGGACCGGTACCAACACATTCAGTGCAACAACCACTCTCGCCACCACGACTATAAATGGCACCTTGAACACTCACACTATCCCAGGTGGTACGGGAACGCTTGCTCTGACCTCACAGCTTCACGATGCGGTTACTCTTGCAGGTTCTTTAGACTACTTGACTCTATCAGGGCAACAAATAACCCGTAACGCCATTGACCTTACATCGGACATAACAGGCAACCTGCCCGTTACCAATCTTAATTCGGGAACTAGCGCTTCAGATTCTACGTTTTGGAGGGGTGATGGCACTTGGGCCACTCCTGCAGGTTCCGGGGATGTGTCTAAGGTGGGCACTCCTCTAAATAACCAACTAGCCGTCTGGACAGGTGATGGCACGATTGAAGGGGTAAGCGCTCTTACTTTCGATGGATCTATCTTCTCTGTGTCTGCCACTTCATCTCTGGCCACAACAACGATCGCTTCGCTCGATGTCACTTCAAGCTTCACAGCAGACCTTGCGACAGCTCTGGCCGCTAATGGTGCCAACTGTTCATCAGGCCTCGCTCCTTTAGGAGTAGATGCATCTGGTGCAGTGGAGGGCTGTTTTGATGTCTGGACCGAAGCGGAGAACACAGCCGCCGGTTATATATCCGGGAATGAGACTATCACTCTTTCGGGGGATGTTTCAGGGTCCGGGGAGACAGCTATAACAACAACAATCGGGGCGGACAAGATACTCGAGTCAATGCTTAAATCTGTTAACGCAGCGGTGGATGAAGATATCCTAACCTTTGAGAGTACTACTGGGGACTTTGAATGGCACACCCCGGCGGAGCTTAACCTCCAGCCTTTGGACGATGTTTTAACTGATCTCTCCGCGCTCTCCGTGGTAGGTGATAATGAGTTCATCGTAGGCACAGGAGCCGGCGCTTACGCACACGAGTCTGGAGCCACAGCCAGGGCTTCTTTAGGGGTTACTATAGGAACACATGTGCAGGCTTGGGACACAGATCTTGATACTTGGGCCACCGTCACCCCATCAGCTAACGGGCAGTCTCTCGTAAGTGCTGCCAACTACGCAGCGATGCGAACCTTGCTTGACCTTGAAGCCGGCACAGACTTCTACTCAATCGCAGCGACAGACTCTGCTATTGATACAGATATTGCCACTCACGCAGCCCTAACCGCCACACACGGTGTTTCAGGGGCTATTGTAGGTACTTCTGATACACAGACTCTCACCAACAAAACCCTTGATTTAACAGACAACACGCTCACAGGCACACTCGCAGAGTTCAACACAGCACTTTCAGACGATAATTTCGCAGGAATAGGGCAAGTAAACGCCTTCACAGCAGGACAAACCATAACCATCCCCGACACCGCCAATGAAGTAGGTCTGACCATCAACCAGAATGATGTTACGAATGTTCCTGCGTCCTTAGTTGTTAATAGTGCTGGTTCTGGCAACTATCAAATCTCTGTAAAAAATACCCATTCTGGAAGTGAAGGATCGCTAGTAGAGTATTTCCACGATTCTACTTCTCCAGGGATAAACGATACGATTTTTGAGGCGGATATTTATGGTAGAGATAGTGGGGCTAATAAAGAGCTATATGCCTATCACTATGTTTTACTTACAGACCCAACCAGCACTTCAGAAGACGCCCACCATGTTTTTGGTTCAAGAGTAGCGGGTTTTTCGGCAGACAGACTAAAAATCGGAAACCAACTCAATGGGATTCATGTTGGTAATACGTCAACGGCGGGTATAGTCTCCTCCAACGGCAACCAAGACCTCATCCTCCAAACAGGTAACGCTACTACAGGAACTATCACGATTACAGACGGGGCGAATGGAGCGATAAACCTTGCACCTAATGGCACAGGTAGAGTTCAAGCAAATGGTGTGACTATTCCAACTATTTCTTCTTCTGACACTATCACAGGAAAAGTTTTAAACATAAACTCAGGTAGCTCTGCTGCTCCCTCTTTTTCTTTCTCTGCAGAAACTAATAGCGGAATGTACAGAGATAGTTTCGCAGGTGGACTTAGGTTTTCTGTTCTTGGAACAAACTCTCTCTCACTCTTTACTACCTTAGTTAGAGCTGAAGTTGATGTTGGTTTAGATGGAAATATACTATATGGAAACTCTACCTCAGGTGGAGACCTCACTCTCCAATCCACCTCAAACGCCACCAAAGGCAAAATCCTATTCGGTAGTACATCGGCGTATGACGAGGTTAATAATAGGTTGGGGATAGGGACGGCAAGCCCAGAGTTTCCTCTTGAAGGAGTATCTGACGGCGTGTCGTCGCAGTTTGCGAATACGGTCTATGGCGCACCTGGACCCGTGGCGAACTTCATCGGTAGGAGTGCTGGGGGTACACTCGCCTCACCAACCGCTACACAAGCGGGCCATGTCCTTATTTCTTTCGGCGGCAGAGGGTTTCAAACTGACGGCAACTTTGCCTCTTTGAACTCCGCCTACATCCGCTTTATCGGCGCAGAAGAACATACCACAACGGCACACGGCGGGTATATAACATTCGCAACCGTCCCTCTTGGCTCTACGGCACAGACCGAGAGAGTGCGTATCACCGAAACAGGGAATATAAAAATCGCCGGAACCGCCACCAGAGCCACCACCGAAGGCACGAACCATCTAGACATCTTCAATGGTACTGCTCCCGTAGGAACGCTGGCGAATGGTATCTCGCTCTACTCCACATCGGGGGAGTTAAGGGTCATGGATGCCGCTGGAAATCCTACACTTTTGTCGCCTCACGACAAAGACAACAACTGGATATTTGACTCCTATGTCGGCATAGGCAAAGACCGCAAAAGGATAGTGGTGGATATGCAGAAATTAGTTTATGACCTGAACGACGGGTTCGGACTGGACTACATCCACGAGTACGACATCGAAACCGGCGAGGAGCTGGAACGAGAGCGAGGCGAAAGCGAGATAGAGGAACTCCGCAAGGAGAACGAGGCTTTAGAAGCTCGTTTAGAGCGTTTGGAGAGTTTAATAGGTAATCAATGTATATGAATAAAATCATCATTGTAGTAGTAGGTATTTTAGTAGGGATTATGGGTACGATCACTTTTCTTGCCGTACAGCAGACTAGGAGTTACGGAGAGCAGATATCCGCACTCAGTGCACGGCAGGGGCAGATTATCCAAATCCTTGTTAATGAGGGAATTATACAAGTTGATGGCCAAGAATAACGAACAAATCAGTATCGAACAGCTGGAGTTCTACAGGAACTTATTCCAACCAAAGGACGGAGATTCCTTGAAGACTCTGGCATCCGGGGCTGTGAAGTATTGGCCTCTTATAGGAGCCTTATTCTTGGGAGTGTGGTTAATTATAAGTGGCTTTAATAGTGTGGATGCTATAAACAACAACCAGCAGTTTCTTATAGACCAGAACAAAGCCAATATCGAGGAGCTTACCAAGACTGTTTCCGCTCTGGCTGCTCAACAGCAGTCAGCCAATAACGACTTCAACGCACTCAGGTCAGATATATCTTTGATTAAGGCGGATCTAATAGTTATTAAAGAAGCACTTAAATAATGAAAGGCCCTACGATAAGACAAAACAAATCAGACTTGAATGCTCGGGTGGCAGACCTCGAGAAGATTGTTGAGGATCTCCAGAACATCCGGTCCGGCGAAGATGTCTACAACAGCAACGTCACTTCGGTTACGGAGCGTGTTGAGGGTCCATCTGCAAGTGACATCATCAATAGAATTGGGTTCTTTAATACTCGAACTTCTGCTCCTACATTCAGCCCATCGGGTTTTATAGACCAGATCCTGTGGAACACCGGCGACTCCAAGCTTTATTTCGGAGATAAGAAAAATGGTGTCTGGAGGTCTGTCGGGGGTGGGAGCGCTAAGACAGTCACTTTTGTAGTGGGTCCGGAGTCTAATTCTGATTCGGGAAGCTACGACTACACTACTGACGGAACATCTGATCAGGTGCAGATTCAGCAAGCGATTGATGCTTTGCCTACAAATGGAGGGAAAATCATCTTGCGAGAAGGGACCTATACTATAAGCGCAGCCATTGAAGTTAATGACATAAACATCTCTATTGAGGGGATGGGCATAGGTACAAAAATACGACCAGCAAGTAGTGGTACACTTAACCTTTTTGAAGCATCAGGGGCGTTCTCCAGGCTATCTAACTTTTATATTGATGGAAGCAACAACACAACAGGCACGATAGACGGTATCATGGCTTCCGGCAGAAACACAATAATCAAGAATGTGACCTTTATTGATCTTAGAGGTAGTGCGATTTCAGCTTTGACTATGGCGGAGGATAACTCCGATGAATCGCTTATTGATGGTTGTTATTTTAAAGACTGGGATAAAATTGCTGGTGGAAATGATTATGCAATAGAGGATTGGACAGGAACGGTTTCTAATTGCTTTTTCACTCATTCAAACACAGGCGCATCTTATGTATATAGCGAAAACAGGTCCACTTTTGTGGGTAATGTGTTTTATTTTCCAGCTTCATATATTGGGGTTGCGCTGTTTTTAGATACGTCCGAGTCTGTTATATCGGGTAATTACTTCTATGCGGCAGGGGCGTTTGGAGCAGCTATAGTTATCCAAGCGAGTAACAGATCGTCTATAACAAGCAATCGTTTTGACGGAGGGGGTGTGGGTGCAGCTGGCGCCGTGATGGTGCAATCGTCATCTCGGAGCGCTGTTGTGGGTAATGTTTTTGACCAAGTCGCAGGTACCGCTATAGAACTGACCGGATCTGGAAGTGTCGCTACGGGAAATGTTATAGACGAATGTGGTAGACATGGAATTTATGTATACGGTGACAATTGTTCTGTTACAGGAAATTTTATAAGGGGGGCTGGGAAAGAGACCAATGATACCTACGACAGTATCCGTATGGAAGCCACTGTAGGTACTTCGGACAGGAATGTAATAAATGGGAATACACTGACAGCTGAGGGTATAACCAACAAACCTAAATACCATATCAACGAGGTAGACGGCGACAAGAATATCATAACTTCTAACGCCACAAATGCTGATGCAGTAACTGGTCAAATAAATGTAGTTGGAGTGAACACTGTAAATGGTTTTAATATAACGACATGACCACACTACACATTCCATCAGAAGACAGACGAGAATGGCGAGGTATATTTCCCTCTAAGTTTCAGGGTGACTTCCATACTTGTTGGAATATAGACCTTGAGAACGAGTCATCCTTACTCGCGCTAGCTGGTAGGGGTCAAGTAGTCAAAGCTTCAGACTCTGATGCGCAATTCCTGCCTCCTGCAGGCTTTATACGCTCCAACGCCGATGGTACGGACAGATTTTGGGCCAACCTCCAGAACAGGCTATTTCGAACGCCTGGGGCCGATCCTTTCGGCGCATGGTCACAGGATACCCTGGCAAGCACTCCCTCTGACACCACAGGCTTCACAGCCAGGATTCAGGACATCGCCTTGCATGGAGATACCGATCACTCCGATACAAACCCCCAGGATAGACTTCTCGCCACGCTTAATACAGGAAACATTGCTATCTTAAACCCCACCTACGCCGTTAAAGCTTGGGATACTGACTGGTGGACCGATACCGTCAGCGGCGTTGCACAAGCTGCTATGAAAACCACTTATGGAGGACTTGCGGTCAGGCACGTTATGGGACGAATCCAGAAGCTTCTGATCATCTTGGATGGAGATGCTCTACATACGGTTGACAAGGACGATGTCGTTAACAACCGCTCAATCACATTCCCTCCGGGCTATGTAGGAACCTGTCTGTACACCACTCACGATCGAGCGTGGATTGGCATAAGAAACATTGTTGGGGACCACGGTTGGATCATTGAATGGGACGGATTCTCTGAAACTTTCAACGAAATGCATCCATTTGACGGTGTGCCTATCTCAGGTTGGGTTTGGAACAACCTGCCATTTTTCATAAACAACTATGGCCAGATAATGTATTTGGTTAATGACGGAGGCTTTATTGAGTCTAATGTCTTTCCTATCTTTGACGAGGGGCTTACCTTTTCCCTTTCTGATACCGATCCGAACCACGTCCATCACAGAGGTTGCTTCGTTGATGGGGACTTTGTAAAAATCCTCGCTGGCGCTCCCGTTAACTCTTTAAGGATGAAAGCCGGCCTTTGGGTCTTTGATATCCGAGGAGGCAATCTATTCCACCAGACTTCTCTCTCCGGGTATGTCACAGACACGGATGGAAGCCCTGATTTCGGCCAGCAGTATGTTAAACAGGTTGGCGCGGTCTATAACCTAAGGAGTGTCGGAGGAGGGGTCAAGGGGGCTTTGATGGGAGGTGAACACTACTCCTCTTATTCAGGGACCACCCAAGTCGCTATCTACAGGACCAACAACAACCGGTCAGCCGGGGATCCTACGAACCGAGGACACTTTCTCTCAGCGCAGATTCCGGCTGTTGGTATCACGGACAACTGGAAGAAAGCTTGGGCCATTTTCCGCAGATTCATCCACGGAGATAATAGGATTGTTATTAAGTCTAGGATTGAGGACGGCTACACGGCATCTGACACTGGAAACGGCAACAGAATCGGGGGTCCGCTTCAGTGTAGTGCCACATGGCTCTCCGCTACCACATTCTCCGGCCCTATCCCTACAGGAGTTAAGGTAGGTGATGAGGTAGAGGTTATCGCCGGAGAGAACGCAGGTTGTACATTCCACATCTCCGCGCTTTCAGGGACACCTGACGGACAAAATTCAGTAACAGTCACGATTGACGAGTCCGCACCATCATCTGACACGAACGGCGCTTTAGTAAGGTTTGATAACTGGACCAAGATCAGCACATTTTCAGATACCTCTGTCGACTATGAGGACTTCGTGATTATCGGGTCTGATTCAGATGGAGTTCAACAAAAGACCGCCACATTCGTTCAGTTTAAAGTTGAGATGAGAGGTAAAAAAGTAGAGCTCGGGCATCTACGCATTAACAGCGATCCTTCTAATATAAATTAACATGCCAGTACATGCATACAGCTCAATAGAGAACGACATTAATGACCTCGCTCACGCCGAGTTCAATAACATCACTCAGAAGCGTGCCTTAATAAATCGCGCTGTCAGGGATGTTTTGATGGATGCCGACCTCCGAAGTTCAAAGAGGCGCACTCAACTATCCCCAGCTCTCTTTCAAGGGATCTACGACTATACAAAACCGTCAGACCTTAAAGCTTGGAAAGTGATTGATGTCATCCAGCAGGTCAACAGGCCTACTGCACACAACGGCAGATTCGTCCTTACTACTCCTAATGAGTTCGACCAGATGAAGCGTGAGTATCGCAATCTGTTGGCCGTAGACGATAGGGACTTTGTAGGTAAATTGCGTATCTCTGCCCTACCTGATGACGATAAGACGGTCTTGCACGACTTTGAATCCCTCACATCGGACGGAACCGTTCAAGCTCTAGGCGCTGCTAACAACCTCACGGTTGATTCGGGAAACTATGTCAGCGGATCGCGCTCAGTTAACTTCGATATTGATACCACAGGTGTGGCTCCGGGGGTTGAGGTGGTTGATTTCACCGCCGTTGATCTCTCTGAGTATGAGGACGATCAGCTCTTTGCTTGGGTTTATCTGCAGGATGCATCTAAGGTTTCAAGTATAGACCTCAGGTGGGGTT